ATCAAACACAAACGGCTCGTTGGGGAAATCTTCCCCTCTTGTCCATTGATCTGTTCTATAGCGTGGTAATATTTTCATGTCATCTTCTTCTCCGGTTTGAATCTTTGCTTCCGTCATAGTACATATAAGTCTGTTTGCATTTGCTACATTTGAACACATATGGATACCAATCACATTCATATTCTTCCAGTTAATTCACGCATACGCCGGGTGCCGAATACCGCAGCAGTTTCGTTTATATATGAGCTTTCCGAAATAATAAATTGATATTTACGGAAATCTGTATCCGCTTGATGATATTTTTTTAGATCATTTTTATTTAAAATCTTAAATGACCTACCCGGTTCGTTTTTATTATACACGGATATTGAATGTCCCTGATCTATCAATCTCTCCCAGATACTAAACCCCTCATTGGATAATTGAACATCACTCATAATTCTAATAGATTTGTGAGTATCTTTCAACACACGGTTGTATAGGTCAGATGCATAGGGCATTGATCCCTTGTATTTTTTTCCTACCGAATTGACAACATATGATTGTGGCTTCACATCAAATTCTGCTGCTAATAATATTTCACCATTTTTTTCATACCAATAGGATACCACTTCATTACCCATCTTGAACCAATTATCGCCCAATGATACTTTACTGGTATGTTTTAGGCGATCTTTGATATGGTATTCCAACATATCAAACAGTTCAAAATCGCCTATATTCTCTGGCATTTCTGTTAGCCAAGTATCGTCAAAACTTTCTCTACTCATAATCTGGTATACGTTCCCACGCTTCCATTTTACATTCTGGATGTTCGATTCGCTGAATGCATTCAAAGTTACCAATATGAAGACCAAGATCATGGGTAATATATGTATCGGCTTCAAATACACCTTTAAATGTCGTTAGGTATATTTTATCACATATATCAAACGTTTGTCTATATATTTCAGCCCCGCCTATGATAAACGTGTCACATGTAACAGGCGGGATGGATAGTTGGTTGCGTAGATGTAGATTAATAACAAAATTTTTCCAATCATCCCCCAATACCATCGCATAGGCTTCATTGCGTCCAATATCACGCTGTGTTAGAGTTTTAGAAACGATCAGACTTAAACGGTTCGGCAGGGGTTTGCTCGGCAAACTATCCCACGTCTTTCGCCCCATAACGACATTGTTATTTTTAGTTAGGTTGCGAAACCATTTCATATCGTGATCACTACGGGGCCACGGTAACGCACCTTTGTTACCGATAGCCCCGTTTTCATCAATGGCTAAGATTGCTGAAATCATTATGCGTACGGATCAGCCCAACCAACCAACTCGTCTTGGTTATCATAGTCTTTCCAAATAATCATATTCGGTAAACTAATGTCAAACTTTTGACGGGCACGTAGGTCTTCCAATGTACGGTCAAAGTCTTTGACCTCGTAAACCTTCATACCATTCATTTGGTGGTTATCGTTATCAAGGATACGTGATGAGCCATAATACCACGTGCCATCCTTTTCACGGAATACAAGCATAAAGTCTGGCTCATAATCCTTTAGTTCACCATCATTTCCTTCTTTAAGAATATCAAGTTCTTTGTCTTTGATCTGCTCGATACGCCCCAACGTTTCAATACGCTTCTTTGTTTCTTCGAAGGTTTCCTTATTGCCAGCGGTTACACTGTCTTTTTTACTCTTTTTAACCATTAATATGTTTCCTTTATTTTGTCGCAAATACCAAGCGCCAATGCTTCTTCGGCATCAAGCCATACATCGGATTCTGGTAACAACTTCTTGCGAACTTTCTTTTCTGATAAACCAGTGCACTTAGTGTAATGATCTAATAATCGTCTGCTTGTAAGATTAAACTCTTTTGTTACTGAAAATAGTTCGTGTTCCTTACCACGTGATCCCCCGCTATATTGATGTGACAAGATAGACGTATTCGGTGTAAGAGTACGGTGACCTTTTTCACCAGCCATGAACATAAGTAAGCCACAACTTGCGATCATGCCAATGCCGACTGTGCGGACAGGGATAGAAGAACCCTTCATTGTATCAATCAATGCAAAACAAGCATTTACGTCGCCGCCGGGTGAATTGACAATAAGTGTGATATATTTCTTTTTCTTGGCTTGAAGATTTTCTTCAATAATCCATTCGATGACTGGTTTAAGTGACGCTTGTGTAACTTCGGTCATAAAAAGATACATACCGTTATCGTTTAGTGACTTCTTTTCATTTTTATTATCTTCAGACATCTGTTTTGGGTTTCCTTCCCGGTTTGAGTCCGACAGCACGTGGTGTGCCATCAATATTTAAATCATACGATTGTGCTAATCGTTCTATATTCATTCCGTCAATCCTGTGAATATCTCCATACGTAATAGTATAGGTAATATGTGGATCACGGGGGCTAATACCGGAACACCCGGCGTCTTCTACTCGTTGAAGGACTAGTTCTTTATTGATTCTAACCTTCTCGTATCCGATACCTTTGGCATTAACGGTGGCATGAACTTTTGTTTCGTATTGAATAATACCAAGCTCACGAAATTTATTAACTAATGTTGTCTTCATTTTCTAACCTATATTCCTCCACTTTTTTAATTACGTCACCCATTGCGAGTGACATTGCAAACATATCTTTTTTGGTTTTTGCCCACACGAATGGCTGTGAATTATAAAAAAAATACCCTGATGAGGATGATAATCTATCCATGGTATAGTCGCTAGTTAAATACCCGTCCGTTTTAATAAGACGCACCAAATCGTCTGCTCGGTCCATTGCCCTGTCGGTAGAAAGATACATCTTATAGCGATAGCCACCATGTGGTAGTGTGTCTTTGCGAATAACCACACTTTGATGTTGATCTTCTACCATCGTATGAGAAATATCATTGATAGTAATCGGCTTGTATCCACGGTTTTTCTTTGCGTAGTTATCAGCCCATGTCTTGACCGTTTCCAGCAGTAACTCAAGTTTATCGTCGCCCTGTATTACAAATAGGCTGATACTGATATAATCATCTCGGAATCTACAACCATCTGTTGTGTAGATATCTCTAGCAATTGTTTTGACTTCATGCACAAGATGGTCATATGTTCCGTATCTACGCCGCCCGTCGATAACATATTCTGAATCAATACGAAATGAAATACGGGTATTGAATTTACTAAACCACATTTTTCCGTGTTCTGACACACTATACTTGTGTGAATCTACGATTTTAACAGTATTGATATCGTCCAATGTTTTCTTAATCGATTTCGATAATACCTTGGTCATTAATGGCCTCTTTTTCTAAATTTTCAATTGGAAGGGGATTTGTGAAGTCAAATGTGACCTCTTTATCCTTATAGTTTACCACAATAATGCTACCTTTGTCAAGTTTTTCGAACAGCATCTTCTTGGCAAGCGGGACTTTGATTTCTTGATCGATGATACGTGCCAATGGACGTGCACCCGTCTTTGGATCAAAGCCACTATCTACAAGGTATTCTACAAGTTCATCCGTGGTACGAATTTTCATATCACGTTCACTAAGAAGTTCATTAACATCATTCATGAACTTATTGACAATCTTTTTCATCGCCATTTTAGATAACTTGCCGAATTTACATACAGCATCGACACGGTTACGGAATTCTGGTGCAAAGTATGCTTCATACTCTTTATCTTCTTCACCTGATTTCTGCAACGCTGCACCGGATAATCCGAAGCCGATGTTGTTTTTCTCGTTTGCCGCAGCACCCAAGTTTGATGTCAAAATGATAACACAGTTACGTGCATCTGCTCGTTGACCTTTGGCACTGGTGACATAACCTTCGTCCATCATTTGCAACAAGATGTTTAGAACATCAGGGTGCGCCTTTTCAACTTCGTCAAAAAGAATGATAGCGTTAGGATTTTCTTTGATGTCTTTAATCAAAAGACCCGGTGTATCGTCGTGACCTACGTAACCCGCAGGGGCACCAACGAAACGTGCAATGGCGTGTTTCTCTTGATATTCACTCATATCATATCGCAACAGTTTCATTGCAAGTTCACGTGACAGCTGTTTCGCCAACTCGGTTTTACCCACACCCGTTGGACCCATAAACATAAAGGAACCAATCGGCTTGTCGTGTGATTTCAATCCAGCCTTTGCCACGAAGATTTTATCAAGAACTTTATCAACTGAATCATCTTGACCGAACACATTGGTTTTGATATTGATTTCAATATTTTGCAAGTTCTCGGACTTTTCTTTATCGTCCATTGTATTCATTGGAACACCCGTTGCACGGGCTAACTCCGTCAATACATCAACTTTCTTGATTACGAAGTTCTTATTACCAAGCAACCGTTGCTTTGCACAAGCCGCATCAATCAAATCAATCGCTTTGTCGGGAAGTTTCTTATCGGCTTGATAACGAACGGAATAATCAACCGCCGCTTCGATGGCATCCTTTTTGATAGCCTTTGCGCCATGATGTTCACGAATATATACCGAAATCGCCGCAACAATATCCTTGGCAACTTCTGGCGTTGGTTCATCAACGGTCAAACGATAGAAACGCCGCATCATAGCACGGTCTTTTTCGAATGATGTGGTATATTCATCCCATGTTGTTGATGCAATAACCTTGATTCCGCCACGACCAAGTGCTGGCTTCAGCATATTGGCGAAATCTGGACCGCCGCCAGTGCCAGCATTGCCAGCACCACGCATCGTGTGCGCTTCGTCGATAAACAAGATTGACTTGCCACGTGCTTCAAGTGCTTCAATGGTTTCTTTGATTTTCTCTTCAAACTCACCACGGAACTTACAACCTGCAAGCAATGACCCAACATCAAGGTTCCACACCGCCCATCCTACAAGATAGTCAGGCACTTTGCCTTCGTTGATTTTCAATGCCAATCCTTCTGCAATCGCAGTCTTACCAACGCCGGGATCACCGACCATTAGCACGTTTGACTTTGTGCGTCTTGCAAGAACTTGTGCAATATCATCAAGTTCGGCATCACGTCCAATAACGGGATCAATCTTTCCGTTATCTGCCATCTCGTTAAGATTGCTACAGTATTCTTCAAGCAACTCTTGCGCTTGGGTTTCGTTCATTTTTTTAGATTTATTTGTTGCGCCCTTTTTGTCCTTGGGCTGATACATTTCCATGATATCGTCTTTAGAAGGAAGATATTTAAGAAGATAATATGCGGCGTGTGAGTTGGTTTCGGCAAGGATGCTCAAATATAGGTCAATGCTATCCATACGGCTTCGACCACTGAACAACACTTGTGTATAGGCACGGTTAAATACACGCTCAAGGGCATGTGTTCGCTTTGGTGTGCCTGTATGCCGACTGATAAGTTCTGGACGATCCCGCATATAAGTTACTAACTCATCACGAAGTCCTTCAACGTCAACCTTGACTTCTGCAAGAATGGTTGAAAACTCTCGGTCTTTGATCAACCCGAACAAAAGGTGTTCAAGTGTAACATATTGATGCTTTAGTTTTGCTGCATAGTCTTGTGATGCATCAATGATCTTGTTGATATCTGGATTTTCTTCTAACATTGTTTACTCCGATTTTGCTTTCTTGATAAAATCAAGTTGTTTAGGGGTTAGATTTTTTGGTGTCTTAACGCTCACTTGGATAAAGATACTTCCCTTCTTTTCTCGGAAACGAAGACCTTCATCTCTTAGATTCAGAACTTGTCCATTGTCTGTCCCTGCTGGGATTTTCACTTTCAAGTTCTTTCCTGATAATGTCTGTATTATTTCTTCACACCCAAGAATGGCGTCAAGACTATCGATAACCATAGTAGAAACCAAGTCCAACCCTTTCTTTTCAAAGGTTTTATGAGGACTAAGCATTATAGTAACATACAAGTCACCCCTTGTCAATGATGGATTGGCATTATCTCCAAGACCAGCGATATGAAGTGTTTCGCCATGTTGAATATAAGGCGGAATGTTGACTTTTACAAGTTCACGTTCACCATTACTCATTCTGATGCTTAAATGCTTTTCAACAGATACATCGGTTTCATTCATTATAAGTTCGTCAAGTGTTACATTTAGTGTAATGTTCAGATTATGGTTTTTTGTTTGACGTGGACGAAACCCGCCGCCTCTTGCTGCCATTTGTTCTTCCATTTGGCGTAGAATATCTTCCATTCCTCTACCACTTCTGAACTCTTCAAATCGGTTTTGTTGGCGTCCACCAAACTGTGAACGTGCATCATATGCCTGTCGTGTCTCAGGGTTCTTTAATGTGTCATACGCTTCGCTGATTTGTTTGAACTGATTTTCATCACCGCCCAAGTCTGGATGATGCTTTTTAGCCAGTGTCTTGTATGCTTGTTTGATTGTATTGTCCGAAGCGTTTTTTTCTACCCCGAGAACTTGATAATAGTCCATATTCTATTTACCCATCTGTTTCATTGTGCCATTTCCAGAATATACGATCATTCTCAAGACACTCATACCCGCATGGGTTACATCTGGGTGGTTGCAAGCTGCTGGGTAATAGGCATTATGCACACAAGTCATGCACCCACGCCTAACATCGTCGGGGGTTTCTTCACGTGCCATAGCTGGCCAAAATAGCTTTTTATTCATTGGAGTATTATACAATAAAAAAGGAGGCTTGTCCACCCCCTTTTAGTTATTTTTCTGATGGACAGTTCGCATCATATTTTTTGTTATGTGCGTCTATCGCTTCAAGGTCTAACCTTATGTTGCGGTCGCCTTTACGAAGACCCGGTTCTAAGGCTGTAATAGTTGCTTCGGATAGGTTGATTGGGTCTGTCCACACGCAACCATTCGAAACAATTCCGTCAACCTTTACGGTTACGCAAGCTGTCAAGGAGATCATCATCAGACTGACGACGAACATCGTCCTCAATATCGCCAGCTTCTTTAGCTCGTTCAACTTCATCTTTAAGTTGCTCCTTTATTACTTTATCTGCGCCTTTTTCAATATTAGTAGCATCACGCTTGCTTGATTCCCAAGCTTTGATAACACCACCAACAAGGCTGTCAAATAGTTTTCCAGCAAGGCTCGCTAAAAAGTTCATTACTTCTTAGCTGGCACGTCGAGTTTAGTAAGAACCAACTCTTTTACCTGATCTTCAGACAACTTGAACTTCTTAACAGCGTCAGGAACCTTAGTAAGAACGTATGATGCTGCGTGAGCGACCAATGCATTCTTTGTTTCAACTTTAGCCCAATCGGCATCTTTAAGTTCTTCTTCGGCTTTGTGCTTGCCGTAAGTAACGCCACGCTCAATAGCGCCCATAACTACTTCACGAATTTTGTCTTCGTTTTCTAGTCCAAACTTCTGCTGAACTTTGTATAATGCCCAACTACCAACTGCTAGAACAACACCGCCGAGGCATTGTAGTAGGATGGTTAGAACTGGACTTAGATCGATTACTGATGTTTCCATTTTGATAACTCCTAGTTATATATGTATATTATTTATCTTAGTTAATATGTATATTATTTATCTTAGTTAAACGGTTCGCATACGTTTTACGAGTCGTTCTGCACGATTGGTTACTTGTCGATACCAACGTGAGTTAACCATTTCATCTGCTGCTTTAATCCATTTTGCGTTATCAATGAAAGCAATGGTTCGTTGGAACTTACCCAAACGATTTCTACCCATATTAAACGCCATATTTGCAGTGATAAGTCTAACTTCTTCGGGTAGGTTATCCCAATCTGCGAATAGTTGGCGACAATCATTGATGGATATTTGGATATCTTCTCTGAATGCGTCGTAGCAACGTTCTTTTGATACTGGTGTGCCAACTGGTTTTCCGTATTCTGGATCACTGGGTTTAACTAAGTGACCAATCCCGAACGTAGGATATCCAAGATGGTCAAGATATATTTCATATTTAATACCTTCGTCACGCTCTAAGTCGCTACGTAGTTTAACAATAAAGTCTTCTGTAGATATTGTTTGTTTGCGTTCTTTAGCGATATCGGCAGATGCTTTCGTTGCGTCTACGGTTGCCTGTTTCTCTGCTTTTTCATCGGCTTCTTGTTGGGTTATTGCTTTTTGGCGTTGTTTTTCACGAACGGCGACTGCCTTTTCTTTTTTCTTTTGTGCCTTACTGCGGTTAACTTCAAGTTCGCTTTTCTGCTCGGTCTTAAATATATTTTTTAACCAACTGAAAAAACTCATCGTCTACCCCTATCTAAAATCTTAAATCCATTTACAGCAAGCCCTGCGGACATACGCATTTCGTATTGTTCTTTCGTCAAATCCTTATACGGTGTTCGCTTAATATTACTGTTTGTTAACATACTTTCTAACGCAAGTGTTTCTTCTTCTTCTTGTGTGTGTATTTCACGATATTTTTGTGGACTCATCGGAACAATGCGTTTCAAGTTATTAACTGTTAACTCCCATTCTGGAACATTACGCTTACGTGATGCGCCATAACGAAATTTCCATTTATCCACGTTACTGATATTTTTTAATTCTTTAAGGATAAGCATAAGTTGCTCTGGGAATGTAAGTCTGCGTTCAAACTCTACAAATACCAAATACCAACCATCTTGGAACTCGGCTTTACCAGCTTCTGCATCCAATACGATGTCATATCCTTTTTCAAGAAAGCTTTCTAGATCAGCTGCTGCTGCTCGATATTTTACCTTGAAGCTAACTACAATAATCTGATCATCATCGCCCATTTTGGCTTGAAACTCATCAATGTGAATTTCATCATGGATAAGATCACGTAGCTCCTGTTCTTTTAACCCTTCGTTAAGTGGTTTATTGATAAAACTATACATTAAAACTCTAATCCTAATTCTTCGTCGGCTGCATCTTCGATACCGCCTTCTGCTGCACCTTCTTCGTCCAAATCTTCTTCCATAGCCTGATCGATATCTTCCATATTAATATTCTGACCTTCAATCTCAATAAATCCTTGACGAATATCGCCAATCAAGTCTTTAGGCATACGAATAGTTACCAACCATATAGGCACACTGCGTTGTTTTGGTAGTTGTGTACCGGGTTTAAAGTCGTCGGGTGTTTCTACCTTAACTGGTGTTTGTAGCTCTGTTTTTTGGAAATGCACTTTGCAGTTATAATCAAGCAAACGTCTTGAAGCGGCTGGATCGGGCATTAGTTTGTATGGATACATAAACTGACAAGTAACCCAATACTTCTCAACTTCTGGTCCAGCTACTAGCTCGCCCTTAATCCAATGCTTGAATGCATATATATCCACACTATCTAGAACACGTTCGAAATCAAGTAATGATGACAGTATACTATCTGTCATATAAAGATTTCGGGTATTGTCAACTACATTTTTTAAATCCATTTGGTGATCACCCTCGTTTTAAGTATTTATGCTTTTCAATACTTTCTTTCGGGAAAATAATCTTCCATTTCACCTTCACGATAAAGATCAAGTGTGATACAATGAAGTCCACCATCCCAAAAATATCGGTGTCTAATCCCCCAATCGGTGAGCTAACGTGTATCATTAATCAACAAGTTCTTTCTTATACACACTACTTAAACCAAGCACTTCACTATTAAATCTAACCAATGCCCGCAACGATGATTCTGTTACAAAGCTCATAATACGGTCACGATGTGCATTTCCCACTTCGCCAATCTTCCATTCGTATACACCAACTTTAGATTGGATAATCTTTACTGATTCTGGATCATTAGCCATTTCTGTCAATGCCTGACGCAATCTTTCAGTATTAGGATTGCCCTTACGCACCCACAATGCCTTCTGTAAACCATCACGGAAGCTTGTAACTAGATTATATGCTGCATAAAAATCACTTGATTGTGTATCTAACGATAATGCAGTTATTTTGGTATTGCCAGTGTTTGGATCGGTAGTGTGTTTACCCGATTCAGTATCTAATACACCGTGGTCAAACCAATATGATGCTTCACCCGATTCAATCATCGGATTAACGTGCTTCTTGAATGCTGCTGGATTTTCACGAGTTGCGGTTAGTTCGCCTCTGCGGAATGCTAGTCTGCGTTCGCCGCCACTCATTCCTTTAACCCATACCACATTGTCACTGAAACACTTAGCATAATATGCATATGTTTGTGCTTTGCCATCATCGCATAACAAAATAGACATAGCCAATGCTTCTGGAACCATACCAGAACCTGCGGCGAATCTAATCTTGCCAGATGCATCCGCTCTCTTGGCTACTAAAATATTCAAGTTCATTGAACCAATGCTATCATAATCAGCATAGTTATAATCTACTTCTTCTTGTAGAAAACTAACAGCATTACCGCCGTGTGAAATCATCACCATATTATCATCGTGCTGCAACTCATTATGAAACTTATTAAAGCCGGGAATGTCTCTTGCACCGGGAATGTGGCGAATAACAATCTTTTCGCCAAGTTTCTTTTCAAGTTCAGTAGCAACAATCTGTGCCCAAACACTTGTTCCGCCACCGGGTTTCTGTGGCACAACGAATGTGATATCGGCGGATACTGGTGTAGCCAACACCAAAAATAAGGCTACTAAAAATTTACGCATATTTGATTTTTCCTTTCTTGAAACTAAATGCGAACACCGCAATGATTATAACCATTAAAATCAAGAACAGCGGTCTTTCTATGAGGGTAGTGAAATCGTATAGGGTTGTAAGTTGTATCGATAATGCTTCTACTTTGCTTGCTAGAATAAATGCAACCAACAACGCCGGTCGTGAATATTTATATCTTTTCATACCCACTCCAAAAAAACTAAAGAATGCCAACACCGCAAAATCTTCCCATCCACCCGTGTATTGCATACACGCCCATACTATCATTACCAATAACAACGGAAAATAGTATATGTATGGAATACTCGTGATTTTGCATACGGTATTAACGAATATTAATGAAATGATACCAACGATTAGGGTGGCGGCAAGAAAACCGATACTCATACTTTGAAAAAACTGTGTGTCATTCATAAGGTCAGGTGAACCCAACTCTATGCCAAGATACGCAAACAATCCCATTAGAACCGCTGCGAATGGTGCACCGGGAATACCGAACAATACAGTCGGAATCATACTGGTAGCTTTTTGTGCATTATTAGAGCCTTCAGGTCCAATCACGCCTTTGATGTTGCCGTTACCAAACTCTTCATTTGGGTTACTTGCAACAGCCTGTGAATACGATAACCAATCACTGACCGATCCGCCAAGACCCGGCAATAATCCAACAAGCGCACCTATAAATCCACCACGCATCGATAACCATTTGTTATCCCATACTGCCTTCATTCCTTCAATAGTTTCACGTTTTGCAACCGTTGTGGTGGCACGGCGTTTCTTAAAACCTTCAAGCAACTCGGGAACCGCAAATAATCCTGCCACCACTGGAATCAACTGGATACCATCTTGTAAATAGAACCATCCCATTGTGAAACGGGGGTCATTGGTAGCTGGGTCAACCCCTACTAATCCAAGGAAGATACCAGCACCAATGGCGATTATACTCAATAGTGGCTTGTCTGTTGAAAGAAACCCCACTGTCGCCAATGCCAATACAGTGAACGCCCATAGTTCTGGTATACCAAAGATTAATATGACTTGACTGTATATAGGAAGTAACAGGAACACGATAGAACCCCAAAATAATCCGTTGACCGTAGATGTGGTGACGGCGGCAGAAATGGCATAACTTGCCCGACCCTGTTGTGCTAATGGAAATCCGTCAACCATCGTGGCTGCTGAACTATTGGCACCGGGAATACCCAATAAGATACTGGTGAAACTATCGGCGGTTGTTGAGGCCGCTACCACCGCCATTAAGAATACCACGCCCGCATATGGGTCAGCCAATAAGAACGGCATTACTGCATACAATGCAACCAATCCTGTGGTCGCACCCGCTGCTGGAACGATACCAACTATAAATCCATAAAGAATACCCGCTATTAATGCTGCTGCTATAATCACGGCTTATACACTGCCACCCATACATCATCGGTTTTTGGAGATTGTTGATGCCACGCTAGATTATGTAATGCCGCAAAATCCAGCATAAGTTGATTCTGTTCTTCGATACGTGCATACATAAGTTTGTCGTTAACGTACCAATCGTAGTTCGGATATGTAATATTCCATCCACCCGCTTGTTTCCACCAATCAAAACATTGTTCTGAATCTCGCCACACAAAGACAATCCAATCATCGGGGAATACTCGCTGAATCTCTGGTAGTTTATATACCCATTCGTGTGACTTCAATAATGGAATACCTTCGTCCGAATACGGCTTCTTTAAAATCCAATCATCTACAAGGGCTGGAAACTCCATACCTGTGCCGAAATATGCACCTATATGACCACTGAACTTGCCGTGGCTGTATTGCCTATATGGCGTTCTGTCCGATGTATCAAATCCGTGATTCTGCTCGAACTTCTGGGCAACACCGCTCCACTTGCTTCCCGGCGCACCTGTATAGAAGATTTTTTCTGGTAATAATGAAATCATATAAATATTTATATGCATACATTACTTAAAAAATATTTTTCAACAACGTGGTTACAGCGTGATAGGACATTGGATCAATATGAGCATTCAGGTTGGGCATTGCTTGACAAGATTGGACACGAACGTGTATTGGATGTTGGCTGCGGCACCAACCCATTTAAAGGAAAACTAGATGTGTATGGCATAGATATCACGGATGTGGGTGCTGATGAAGTGGTGGCTATTGAAGATTTCAAGCCAAAAGAATATTTCGATGTGGCTTTTTGTCTCGGCAGCATAAACTTCGGTACATATTCCGATATTCGAAATCAGATAAAATGTGTAGACGACGCATTATGTAGTACCTCCGCCCGAATCTTCTGGCGTTGCAATCCCGGACAACACGATCACGGAAACGATGATTTCAAAGGCATACAAGTGTTTGAATGGAGTGAAGATTTATTGCGTCATTTTGCGGCATTATTTGGGTATGACGTTGTTGATTTTCAGCAAGACGGAAAAAGATTGTATTGTGAATGGAAAAGATAGCCCTTTTATCTTTTATATAAATTTATAATATACCTACTTCTAAAACATTTTTTTAAAGTAAATAATATTGTGAGCCAAGGTAAACGAGGTTTCGCAATAAAAGCACATAGTGTTTACCTTCTGGGTCACCATATAACAATGGAGAAGAAAACATATGTCAAGAAGAAAACGCGCACAAAAAGCACCAAAAGACAACACCATTCAATTCAATGAATTCGTTCAAAAGAAACAATCCGTTCAAATGATTCCACGTTCACTGAATCAAGAAGAATACATTGACAATCTTCTAAATGAAGATAAATTGATTGTGTTCGCTACTGGACCAGCTGGAACAGGTAAAACCCTGTTGGCTGTGATGGCGGCGATTAAAGCGTTCAAAGAAGGAAAAGTAGAAAAGATCGTTGTGACACGACCAGCAGTTGGCGTTGACGACGAAAAACATGGCTTCTTGCCGGGTGACCTAAATGCAAAGATGGCACCTTGGACACGACCTATTTTTGATGTATTGGAAGAATATTACTCTGCCAAAAGCATTGAAACATACGTTAATGAAAATGTCATTGAGATTTCACCATTGGCTATGATGCGAGGACGAACATTTCGAAATTCATACATCATCGCTGACGAAGTTCAAAATACCACTGAAAACCAGATGAAAATGCTACTAACACGCATTGGAGAAAACAGTAAACTTGTCCTAACGGGCGACTTGGCACAAACCGATATTATTAGAAAAAACGGCTTGGTTGAGTTTATTGGACTTATGCAACAGCGTTCGTCTGATGTTATTTCACATTCATCGTTTGATAAAACAGACGTACAACGAAGTGAAGCAGTACGAGAAGTATTGCGGATTTATAACGACGATTGATTCCGATAGCAAAAACCCCGGTCATAACAAACCGGGGTTTTTCACGATTGATAACTTTCCCACCATACAAACAACGCCCGACCTTACTTGTGGATTTTGACCTATAGCAAGTTATCTTTTATGTGACTTCGTGTAAACCATTTTCTAAAAGGGTAAGGTTCGGGTATTCTTAATCTAGTCGTGAATCAGCATAAACATCAAGTCCCGTTAGTTCGCCAAACTTAGCAGCGTATGCTTTTGCGCCAACTTCTTTGATGTCAACATTTTGGACATTAAGTCCGCCGGGATTCCATAGATCATACCGCTTGGGATACACGCTTTTGCGAAAACCCATCTTAACCAGTGCTGCGGCAGTCTTACGGTTGCGACCATCAAGTTTGACTGATACCCAAGCAAAACCACAATAAAAGGCATCGCCCGTTTTGTCATAAACTTCTTTGGACGCTTTGGCGGCTTCGAACTTGGCTGCGTAATGTGCATCAACGAGTGCTTTAGTCATTTTAATATCTCCGTTTATTGGGTTAAGCAATCAAGCCGTTCACGACTTGATCAACAGTAAACTTGTAACGACCGCCTTGTTGACCGACGCCTGAGAATGGATACTTGTAGCGGGATTTCTTAACACCGACTAGTGTAAAGATACGACCACCGATTTCAAACTGTCGGCCACGAAGCGATGCTGGCAGAACGTTCGTAAAAGCAGTTTCACGAATCAGTTCGGCTTCATCGGCGTTTTGGGACATTGCTTCCCAAAACTGTTCTTTTTCGTCGGGAACTGCGGTTACACTAGCGTTCATTGTGACACGGAATGCTTTATCTTCAAAGCGAATGTTGCCAAGGTCAAATGCTACGCCGTGCTTTTCGCCAACTTCAGCAAGTGCTGCCATAACGTCACTGCGAACTGCGTTTAGGTTACCACGATTAAATGTCTTGATGGTCATTTTTCAATCTCTCCGTTTGAATCAACTTACTTTTGGAGTATAGCAGGATTGTCGGCGTTGTCAATCATTATTTTGATGTTCGGTGTTATCAAACGGTTCGGGCATAAATCCTGCATAGTTACCATTCCTATCAAAGCACGGGGTTCCGCCATACTCTTCTTGATATTCACGGAAGGTTTCTTTGCTTACGTGTGATGTTCCTTACTCTGAAATGATTTCGTAGATTTCTGCCCACGTTTCGATTGGGTGAATGTCGTCGTGTGTGAAGTTTACACTGTGTCCGTGCTTAACCAAGATAGTTTCTAGACCCAACTCGTGACCGTCTTTTGCATTGCCGATTGAATCTTCAATCCAGAAACGTCCAGTGTCACGGTATTTGGTCAAGTGATGAATCTTGTTTGGTATATCACCAACCAATGTCAGCTTACTAATCGCTGAACCATACAGGTCAGTCAGATTCTTCAACCGACGCTCGTAAATCTCAGGAGTATCTTCAATGGCGGTGATTACGTGGAACACAAAGCCTTCGCTATGCAACTTCGCAACATACTCTTGTGCGTCACGAAATGGTGCTAGGCGACCAATGTAATCAGAACGATTGAACTCTTCAACGAATGCAGCGCCTTCAACGCTTGTCACGCCGGGAATACGGTATTCAACTTTATAAACACCTTCTGACTCTGGCTCAAGTTCACGATCATGAGTTTCTTTCAGCCACTCTTCAAAGCCGCCAACCCAGTCTGCGACAACTCCATCACAGTCGCACAAAATCGTTTTGTTCATATTGTTTTTTTCCTTGTTTCTCATTACTATGTACTACCAAATGCAGCGGTGTTTGTCAAGCTAAAATGACCTACTATACCACCTTGACGTAGTTTAGTTCTGTTTCTTTGGCACGGGTGTAATCGCTAACCTTAGTGCGCTTTACTTTACCCTTAATACGACATGTTTCGCCGAACACTTCGGGTGCCTTCTGCGACCAGAAAGTAACAGCATTCTCGCCCGTCGAAGCATTATAAACATAGCAACCAAACTTCTCAATGAACTTGCTGGTGATGATTTTAATATCAACCTCAATCTTGTCACCGACCACGCCGATATATTCACTTGTATGTGCAAGTTCGTCGATTTCTTCTTGGTGCTTCTTATTGACAGCATCACGTTCAAATGAACTAGGCATTGATGCGACGATACCCATATTTCGTGGCGTAACTTCGCCAGAATCAATGATATCATAAATCAACTGCGTGTAATCATTTAACTGACCACCGAGTGCACTGAACATCAGTTTCTGAAAGTGCTTGATAATCTCGTCAGCCTTGGCATACGTTTCTTCGGTTACATTAAGTTTTGGAATATGATGCTTTTCGCTATTCCAGTACGTAACTGATTTGTGTCCGAAAAACTCTTTCACGATGTCTTTATTTGCGAATACATATGGTTCGCCATCATACACCCCGTCATATCCTTCGGGCACTGCTACTGTTTGAACTGTGCCATCAAAAATACGGCGGTTTACTGGATACGCTGCTTTAACGTATCCCAACTTTTCAAAAGAGTTAACATCGCTTGCTGCGACAGCTACTGCTAAAACTTCACGAAGTGGTAAAGGCTGCTTTTTCATTGTATTGCTCCGTTATGATTTAACTGTAGTATAACGCAAGGTTATGTCAAGCGTTGTTTATCAGATAACCGCAAATAATCATTGATATAGTGTTCGTAGTTTTGAGCATAGTAGTCGTATAACTTGTCGTAATCATTTTCACCGTCATTAGCTTTCCAGTTTTTAACGATCCGTTTTTCGTCAACATCGAGAATAACCTGTGCTTCCAGTTCGTCACGTTTACGTAAACCGTCAGTCATTTTCATTGTTTCGTCCCACTGAATATTACGATCATCATTCATCCAACCTTTGATGTGGGTTGGAACGCCTTTGCGTGGTTTTAATGCGTAATATGCAACGATGTGTCTGTTTTTTACTCTAGCCATTTTATTTCCTTTATTTGATTCCTAATAAGTCACCAGCCGTAGCGGTAACGTGAATGTCTGGGTGTGCGATACTCGGAATAGCCACGATAGCATCACGAATAATCTTGTTTGCACGAAAGTATTGTTCATCGGTTTCAGCAAACAGGTTAACGTTGTTATAAAACCATACGAACATATCTTCAATCTCGTCTTGGCGAATGTTATCCGACAATAGCTTAACTGCCTCACGATAACGTGAATCCTTAACCAACTCAACAAACGCCAACTTGATGTCTACCGTTGTTTCGCTAACTGTCGGAATCTTCAACTTGCCATCAATCGTATTTTGTTGGACCAAGTTCAATGCTTTACGCAAACTTGGATACGTTGCCTTTACGTAGTTGTCAAGTAAGTCAATGTCAAAGTCTACTTCTTCATTGATTAACACTTCGGCAACACGTGCGGTAAACTCGGTATGATCTTGTTTTTCAATCTTAAAAACCTGACAACGATCTTGAATCGCTGGCATAATCTTGTGCACGTAGTTACACGTCAGAATGAAACGACAACTTGTATTTTCAACCATCGGGGTTCGTAGGGATGGTTGGACTGAATGTAGGTTTAGGTAATCAGCCTCATCAATCAATACAATCTTGAAGTTACCGAATGGCATCGTTTGTGTAAAGCCATCAAGTTTGGCATTGAACTCATCGATTTTACGACCTTCTTTTGAACCATTGAGCATCATTACGTCATACTCATCAATATCTAGTTCGTTGATAAGAACTTTTGCCAATGTGGTTTTGCCAGTACCCGGTGGACCGTGGAATAGGATATGTGGAATATCCCCTTTCTTAATCCATTCGTTTACTTGTGCTTTTTGTTCGTCACCGTGAAACACATAGTCGTCTACGGTTTTCGGTCTGTATTTTTCCGTCCAGAGCATTTATTACCTCTATTAAGTGTGTACATTATTATACGATATATTAAAACTATTGTCAATAAGATAAATACCATAACAGGAGATTTATCTTATATAAGATAAATACCATAACAGGAGATTTACCAAATGAGAGTTAACGACTTTAGAACACTGCTTGAAGGCTTCAATGATATCGAAGAAGCGGGCACCCGTGACCCCAGTATAGATTATAAAGAAGAGGGTAAATCAAAAGCAGATAAAGTCATTGGTGATATCACCAAAGTTACTGCAATGGTAAAAGGCACAACTTCTGAAAAGCTAACTAAACTATCGAAGCGTTATCTTGTTCTGGATCGTGCCACCAAAGAGTTCACCAAACGCCGTGAACTTGTTAAAGAAGAAGAAATGCGTCCTATCTTTGACTTATTATTTGCCGCCGAAGATGCTGCTTTGACCCGTGTTATTGAAACAGTATCCCTTACTGTTCAAATGGGCAAGGATGTAGAAGCATCGACGACCGAAGAAGAAGTGTTAGATACCGAGAAGTTTATGGGTGAACTTATTCAACTTCTTGACAAAGACCTTATTCCAGTAGTTTTGAAACTAAAAGAAAAACATACTAAGCTTGAAAAGAAAGTCAAAAAGGGAAAGATCGGTGCTATTACACAGCCCAAAATGAAGAAAGAAAGTATCGTTCACGAAGGTGTTGCCGATACACTTAAAAAGTATATGTCACAACTATTAAAGTGGACCCAAACTGAACTTATGGACTTCGATGAAGACTTCGCACAAATCCAACAAAACTATAACGGTCGCCGCCCTAAGTTTTAATACGCAGTAGCCGTATCGGTGCTTGCAACGTAAGCATCATCGGGCACATCGTCTTGCACACCAAGAATATCATCTGGGTCTGCCATACGAACTTCTTGCATATTGCCATCAACTTCATACTGAATACCACGTGACCATCGCCCGTGCGCTACTAATACCCATTGTCCCGGCTCAACAGAATCTTGTTCTGGACCAACGGCTAAAACCTTGCCCCAACGTGGACGAATACCACGCTGCTTACCATCATCGCCCATCAAAATAAGACCAGCTTTAGTAGTGCGTTCGCCAAAGTTCATATCATAGATTAGGATATTCTTTTTAATCGGGGTGATTGTTCCACGTACAATAGTGTTATTCACTGGCATTTGGCGTTTCCTTTACTTCTTCTGCTGGCGCAGCAACATCTTCATCAGGTGTCAACTGATTTGGTGTCTGCGATTTATCGGTATTCTTGTAATGTTGTTTCATAATCTCATCACGAGTGCGAGTAATATTACCCGACGAATCGATTTCATCGCCCCGTGCATTCACACTGACATTACCAACTGCTCGGACTTTCTCGTTTTTTAATACAAAGCTTTGCATATCTAATGCCTTGCCTTGTGCTGTTCTATACTCTTTTCCCATTATCTTAAAAACTCCTTAATATCTAGTTCGTAAAAGAGGCTGTCGATTTTGTGGGTTCCGATTAAGTATAACACGTAACTGGCTACACTTGACCCACGACCAACCCCCCATACTATTTTATTTTTTCGCATCGTATCTACGAAATATTTTAGGTATTGTAATAACCCAAACATATCACGTTCTTGAAATAGTAATAGTTCTTCTGCACATCGTTGCAGTTCGGCATCGGTTTTACATTGACCCAATACCCATTCGGCGATATCCATATCTTTATATTCTTCTGGCATTCGCCAACGACGATTTATATCATCGTGACTTTCGGTGCCTTCTAACGATCCAAGCTGCAATAACGGCTCTTCAAAATGTGCCTCTGCTGCCGTACGGTATGAATGATACATAACCGTATCAACCGTTTGAAACAATGATAAGTCTAAGTCTGGATTCTTGTATAGCTCGTTTAGTAAATCTTCTTCGTCAAAATATACAAAACCGTTACAATCTGTCAACATTATGTTCTACTAACTCTTTTTCTAGTTCTCTTCTAAGTATAGCATATTTGGCTTCTTGCTGTCTATAAAATAAGGTAGCATTAATACAACTATTGCGGACGTGTTTATCGTAGTCTTTTTCATCTACCCAAAAAACACTATTAATACCCATACCGTTATGCATTTTAATCATCGGTATCATTTGGTTTTCCTTCTACAATCTTTGGTCTAAACTTCTTTACGTCGATAATCTTGCCTTCTTTTTCTTTATCACCGTCCCACGTCAATCCAATATGTTCCCAGTTAAACTCTTGGTCATGGATTGATAGTTCATCGTCTTTTTCAATGATTATATCCATCGTGGATATGTCGGGTCTACCCCACCAAGCACACTTGCCCGGTAAAATATCTTCAGTAAGAATATCAGGATATTCGAATGTTTCTGAATCGAATACGTATTCAAGGTTTCCCATAGTGCTGGACAGTGACATATTCGTAATAAAGCATCGTTGTTCAAGAATAGCCGATAGTTTACTATGAAGTATGATCGTAAACAACTGATCGTATGGATCATCTGGTAGAAACATCACGTTTGTTACGTAGGTTTCCATCAGCTTTTCTAAGTTTTTGTTTTCAAAACTACTAAGAATACTCCCGCTTACAATAGTTTCGCAAAATACACGTAATCGTTCTAATGCGATAGCCTGTTCCTCAACGTGTTTTGTGTTGGGAATAAGTTCAATCTTTAAAGAGTATCCATTAGGTATGAGTTCATCTTCTAACGCCAATGTTGTTAGAAAATCAGTCTTCCATATGATGTTGGTCATTTAATGTTAACATTATCCGAAAAGAAATCAGTGCCCAATGCTTCTTCGATTTCTTTATCGTGTTCGGCTTGACGCTGCAACATTTCTGCATTGTAGTCGTCAATAAGGGCATAGATTTGTGATGCTAAATAGGGATTTGCACGTGAAGCATACGCATATTTGCTATGTAACTCACCAAGCTTCATAGTAAGTTCTTCGTCGCTCAAATCGGTTAGTTTGTTTACTAGTGGATGTGACATACTGTATTTATGCCTATATATCACCCTCTTTGCGATTTTCACTGTAATATGGGTTAAACTCGCCGCCGGGATACCGTGCTTGAAGTTTTTCTACATTCATATTAATGATGTCGTTAGGGTCTTCGCCCAATGCGATACACGCTTGCATCCAATACCAAATGACATCACCTAGCTCTCGCTTCATGTGATATATGGTATCTTCATCCATAGGTTTGCCTTGGAAGATACATTTCTTGATGATTTCGTTGAACTCACCTCCTTCGCTTGACATACCAATACCAGCCGTAAGAAGGTTTGACATTTTTACACCAGATTCTGCTTGTAGGCGGAGAATGGTGTTAATCATTTTGGCAGCATCGCTGCTTTCGTCGCTAGTGACTTCATCTACGAAGTCTTTGTATTTGTTTAAATCAATGTTCATTTATTTTCCTTAGATTTTCATTTACTTCTTTGGCATATACGTGGATAGTATAGCCTTCTAGTGGTTCATACTTGACGTATTCCAATAGATCATCAAAATAATATGCGTCATTACAGATGACCTGATACACAGGCTCCTTAGAGTCATGTTTTTTGGCAAGTGCATTCATTGCGATGTAGCCGCCAAACTCAACGGGATGGTCACTTAGCCAGTTCATAACATAGTGTTTGAACATAGGGGTATGATTTACACACACGCCGGGGTTTGGCTCAAAGTATAATATAACTTGTTCCATTTTGTTCTTTCGTTAGTTGTTCAATACGTTCTTTGGCGTGAAGTTTAAGTTTTTTCTCATCAACCAATCGTTTCTTGGCGGATGAACTACGGTCGGTTTCACGCAGTTTTTCAAGACGGCGCACCCTTTCGGAATGCATTGCGAATTTGGTAGTATAATGGTCGAGTTCTTTTTGTTTGTCCATATTAACTCCCAAATTCCACGCTTTGAATACCCAGTATACTACACTGGCGGAGTCAAGTCAACTTAAATCTTGGATAAACGTGTGATGTCTTGAAGGAGTTTGTCCGTTTTTTTGGATTCGGTCATTTTAAACTCACGCTCAAAATAATCAAGGGCTTTTGCCATATCAACACTTGCTTGATTAGTTAATGTTTCAAGATATTTATCCTGCCCATCTTCATCATTGATAAGTTGCTCACTGGAATATGAACCAAACATTTCTCTATAATCGTAACCTTCTTCTTGATATCCCCAACCCAACATAATGATGTCGTAAATCCTTCCTTCAAACTCATCATCGTAATCAGACCCACTTGCTTCAAGTGCATCCAATAACGTGTCAACGGATACAATAAGTTGGATTTCACTGTCATAGTTAACAATCCTCACTTGAAGTGAGGATGGATTAAAAGCAGTATATTGTATATATTTAACAGCACGTTCTTTTAGATTTTTAATAATCTCATCTTGGCTTCCCTCGCCGATTTTGAATGCTTTTTCAAAAGAATCAATCATAAGATTATAGTATCGATGTCCTTCTCTTTCAAGTCTCCAAAATGCACGTTGTGGGTCGTCTGTATTACCCGCCGCCTGAAAGATTTTGTCCTGATAATATGGTTCCAATAATTCAATCATTTTGGCATAATAATCATCGGGAATATCGGTTGGTTCAAAATCAGTTAGTTCACCCAGCATATCTGGGTCTTCGATAATATTGATCAATGTGTGAACCGGGTGATCGCTATTAAGTTTATCATTTGCAAAATCAGCAACATCACTGAAATCTTCAATCATAATATCTTGACGAGTATCAGTGCTTGATTTATCCATCTGTTGAAAATTATGCGGTGCGACACCTTCATCACGTAGCGCATCGTAAAGAACATTAAGGTTGTCTTTCGTAACACCGCCCTCTTTACGTATATCTCGAATAATAGTAAAACTTGGTGGCAATAGATCACGTTCTTGAAATACATCAAAGATTGTTGGATGTTCTTCGAAGAAGGTTCCCAACTGAATTTGATGATCCTGTTCATCCATATATTGCTTTGATTCAAAATGGAATTGCCATCTTGAATTCGTTGGTTTATGTAAAATGATATACATTGGTCCCTGTGCGCTATACTGGTTGTGATAACTATCATTGTCAGCCGCAGTCGTGCACCATTTTGTATTTTTACCGAAATAGCAACTTGCCTTATGCGAATGTGGAATAATTATCTTATATTCTTTGTCGTTGAATACAAGTTCAGCATCACCGCTGGCATACATTTCCTGTTCAATACTAACCTTCTTTTCCTTCTTACTGGAAAGAACGTCCGACGCTACTGTTTCGGTATAGGAAGCAACTGCGTCAACGAATTGATCTAAGTTTTTAAATCGATTGATATCACGGTGTTCTGGATTTAGCTTTTTCTTTACAGCTAGTTTAGCATAGATTGTTAATGCTGGTGTGATTTTTGATGGGATATCTTCGAGGCGTTGAATACCACCTTTAAGGTATCTGGTAATCATCCAGTTTACGTATTTTTTATTCTGCGTTGGGTCTTGTTCAGCAAGCCAATCGGTCCAGTTTTCACCTTCTTCGCCAATCTTATCTTTATACATACCGAATGAGTTATCTCGGTTCATTCGTTTCATCAATACTTCATTATTGTAGTCGTAGTATTCAATAAGAATATTTTCAAGTAGTTTTATTTTATTCAATATATCACGCATTTTTTGCTCCAAGGGTCAAAAGACCTTCCATCCATTCTTTTGGTTTACCATCCAATGAGTTATTTACATAGAATGAAAATATTTCACAGAACCATTCTTCGTGATCTTTCTGAGAATAACTAGTCGGAAACCAATCTGATTTATTGATGTAGTCAGTGGTTTTCGGTGGACTCATATCAACACCTTCTATTTTCCATTTTCCACCAAGAATAAACGCTGGTGTTCCCGTTAATGTGCCGCCGTGTAAAGCATTAAGAACTAGCTGTTCAGAAGATACGGCTGTAATAGTAAACGGGGAGTTGCTCTTATATGTTCGTTTCCTGCCAAGATAATGCACTTCTTGACCTACTTTAAGTTGTGGAATAATACCTGCCATATACTCATCACGTGTGCTTTGGTGAATATTGCTATATTTTTCAACGCCTTTAATCTTTTCAAACATATTTTTGATATGGGTATGATGTTTATCGGTCATATACTCATACCAGAATTTATGCCCATATTCGTGAATGATTGTATAGATTACTTCCTGTGTTTTCTTAGCAGAATATTGGATGATAATATTACGGGAAGACTTATTATATGTCCCGATTGTTTTGCCGGGAAGTTTGCTAAAACGAATGTCACTATCATCAATAAGAAAGTTTAGTTTTTTTGCATCTAATAGGTTTTCAAAGACATCAAGCAATGATAACATATTTTTCTTTACGGATTCTCTGATATTATCAGGAAAGAATACTCTGGCATCGTGATATGCAACGTAGTCATTGTCATCAAAGTCAGTCGGTGCATCACCCAGATAACGCTCAAAAGTCTCGGATGGCATACTAAGGTCAACAGTGAGATACTTAAAAAGTTCTACACGACTTGTTAACTCTTTTGTTTTGTAGAAACCCGTTTCATCAATCGAATGCAATGCATACGGATCGTCTTCAAGCTTAATCACGTTAATGAGGGTTGACCTATCATAATCGTTACCACGGCGCTGATATACCTTTAAAAGTTCAAGGGTTTTCTTTGGTTTGAAAATAAAAGTTCAAGGGTTTTCTTTGGTTTGAAAATAACAGCGGTAAATGTGCCCGATTCTACGGTGCTGGAATTGTACCAGTCATCGTTGAAAACTATAAGATACGGAACTTGTGCCTTACTACTTCCATAGAATGCAATACCACGTTCAGTCTCTCGTAGATAACTATAGGTGTATGCTTCTTCTAGAACCTTGGACATTTTTCAGTCCTTAGTATGCACTAATCGCAGCACGTTTCCAAATAACTGTCGAACCATCATATGTTCCAGTGCATACATATACGTATGATGCATCTGCGGCAATCTTGCCTGCAACGTCGCCTGCTACACCAACGTTTACTGGTGTGCGTTGAGCAACCTGATCACCCGAAGATCGGGTTAAGTCTTGGATAGCAATGACTGCTCCACTGTCATGGGTTGTAAATTCTAGAATATATGTTCCAGTTGCATCAAACGTAATAATATTCGATGCATATCCCTGAATGTATGCGGTGCCTACAGTAACAGTAGCCGGTAATGTAACCGTATGGGCAATGCTAGAGATAGAAACTTCAACACGCATACGTCCAAGTTTACCAGATGCAGGAAAGTTTGAAAATGCAAATGATAATGAACCACTCGATGATACCGTTTGATATCCACCCTCAGTGTAGTTGAATGTAACCGTTCCGCTTGTTGAACCTTTAGCAAGACGTGTCTCCGAGAAGTCACGGATTTCAAAGTCTTTAAGAAGCGCACCGCCACCAGCGTTATCAATCGTTGTGCCATCCAATGCCGATTTTAGCATTACCTTACTTTGAAGGTCTTCAATCTCAGTTTTTGCTTCAGTAAAGTTGTTCTTAGTATTGGTTGCGTTATCTCTAAACCCCTGTGATGAATTATCTTGTCCGGCAACTGGGAAAGTTCCGTCTATATTGTTCGGATTTATGTTACTTGCCATTTTTTATATATCTCCATTTGTAGTATTTATACATGTATTTAGCAATTTATTGCCTTTGGCAATATTATCATTTGTAAATTCCACGGCACATGCAATCCACAAACTGTTTCGCCCTGTAATGGGATTATATGATCAACATGGTGTTTTTGTTCTAAAATCTTTTCTCTATTATTTTCTCGGTATTGCTTACCTCGTATTGCTATTTCCTCTTTATTGTTTTCATAGCGTATCTTATCCTGCGCCGCCAGTTTTTCTTTATTGGCTTTACGATATTCTCGCTTATACGCAGCAAGTTTTTCTTTTTTCTTTTCTTCTTCGGGTAAATACATTTGCTGATACTCCTTTTCAGTATTAGAGTAAGCGGATGTTGTCGCATCGTGGCTTACATTCTATTTATGTTGATAAATACTTCAAATAAGGAAACACTTATGCGAATTAATCAAATCATTGAAACTATTATAACCGAAGGACCACACGATCCGAGCATCTTCAAGGCTATATTCCTTGCTGGCGGTGGTGGTTCAGGAAAAGGTATGATTGCCCGCCAAACCACACAGGGAATGGGATTTAAAACAGTTAATAGCGATGATGTATTTGAATATCTTATGCGTAAGAACAATCTAAGTTTACGTATGCCTCCTGAAGAAACAGAAAAACGGGATGCTGTTCGTAAGCAAGCACAAGACATCACTGCAAATCGCCTTGGTAACTACATTGAAGGTCGCCTTGGGTTGATTATTGATAGCACAGCTGCCGATATCACTAAATCGACGCAGATTAAAGATCGTCTAGAAGCGTTGGGCTATGAAACAAAGATGATTTTTGTTAATACTGACCTTCAGGTAGCATTGGATCGAAATGACCAGCGCAATCGTCGTGTTCCGGTAGATATTGTAACTGATGCGTGGACTAGCACCCAGAAAAACAAAGCAACCTTCCAGACGTTGTTCGGCAATGAGGATTTTTACAGTGTTAATAATTCATCGTTGATGACACCAGAACGTAGTCAAGAGCTTACCGATACTATGTGGAAGCCTATCAAACAATGGACTGAAACGCCAGTGCATAATCCTGTCGCTACGAAATGGTTAGCATCCATTTAACCTAGTATTTTACTATCAATATTTGTCAATGGGAATTTCAAGAAAGAATCGCCATCATCACGACTGGATTTATACAAGAATGAATCGGTTATAAATCGTGTAGACCCGCCATCGAAGAAGGTTTCATCCGCAGCATTGACACTTAGATCAAACGTAGTCTCTGTTTCTGTTCCCCACTCATCATTAGCGATATCAAAGTTCACAGTCATATCATTATCCCAGATATATCTGTCAATAATAAATTCAATATCTTTCAAGTCAATATCGGTGCGACGTTTAATATTGAAAATGATTTCATCTGCCGAACCCGGTGTAACGTATGCAATAACAACGGCAGGAGTGAATCCAAGTATGCTTCCATTTTCTTGTTTAGAACGCATCCATAGTGGAAGACTAGTCAGTGCAAGTTGCCCTACGTTATCCAATAGTTGTTGGTTCATATTCTCAAAGGAGTTTGGATAGAATACGTGTTGATCACTATCACCAGCGTCAATGCCATCGTAGTCTCCTGTAAGGTTTGTGTCAGATACTAACGCAGGATTACTCCATATATCGTTATGGTTTTCATAAAAATCAATACTCAATCCTGTTGATTGTTTTAATGAGTTTGCTTCGGTATCCAATACATCAAGATATACAACTTCATACTGAACCACGCCGTCACGAACTGCTCGTGCCTTTTTAATTTCTCCAAATGCAACACGTTTATTGTAATGGTTTTTAGCGATTGCCGATATCATTTCAGCAGGAAGACTAGGGTTTAATCCCGTACTAAGAATGATTCTTATATCCTGCTGTTTTCCATAATAATAATCATTCTGGCGATAGATCAAATCTGGTGGAAAGTCATCGGGTGAGTTAATAAGAGAAGACCATATGTCACGTTGCTCTACCTTTGGATATGCTTTTGCCCACAGATTTTCATACGGAATAAAATCGCCGGGATCAATAACTATGGTAAACGTTTTAAAAGCAGATACATCGCCATCGGAATCAAAAGCTTCTACTGTAAATGTATATGTGCGTTCAAACGTGGTTTCATTAATAACGAAGCTCTCGGAATCAAATGATGTTGTTCCGCCATCTATCATAAACGTTTTAAATGCTGGTCGTCCGACAATAAGTCCATCCAAGTTAAGGTTTAATCCTTGTGGCAACTTACTATTTGATCTTGATTTCAAGCGATACTGTAAATTTTTATTTAAGGTATTGGTAGCTTCTATAGAAATAGTGCTGATTTCACCCACGGCAATGGTGCCTATATCTTCGGGCGTAATCCAGTTAACTATCGAACGAATATCGCCAACAATTGTCATCGTGAAGAATTTAAAATCGCTTTTATATGTTGAATCATTTGCTTTAAGAACACGCACGGTGAATGTATATTCGGTTTGCGTTGCTGCTAGATTTGGTATATAGCCATATAACCAACCTGTTGTTGAATCCAAAACAAGACCCGGCGGCAGTTCAAGATCGCCAACATCAAATCCGTTTATTTCGCCGTCGAATCCTAAATCGTTATCGTAACCTTCGCCACCACCTACACCTAGACTATATTCGATTGGATCGCCATCGAAATCCATTCCAGTGAATTGGTATGCGAAATAGTTGTCGTGTGTGACTATTCCAATATCTGCTTCAGCCGTTAATAATACTGGTGGACGAAGCGAATTTTGGTCAGTAGTAAACGGAAATCCTGCCATATCTGCGGTAAGATCAGCGTTGTCGGCGGTAAATGTATTGCCAGCATACACGTATATTGTATAATTTCCAGCAACTGTTGATTTACCATCTGTCACTGCAACTGTGAATTGAAAGTTTTTATTTTGCGCAATCGTGCGGAAATCAAAGCTATTCACATCAAATGCGTTGGCATCAAACCCCGGTGTTCCCGTAAGCAATGGCGTAGGTTCGATGTATCCAGTAATATAACCATCATTACTAATCGTTACGCCCGGTGGTAATTCACCATCTAAAATTCTAAAAGTAAGTGTATCGTCGGGATCAGCATCGGTGGCAACAATCTGTTCATTTACATATTGCCCATCACGGTATATACCAAGTTCTCCGTCAGCTGTAAGAATAAGGGGGTCATCTTGTCCCACAACAGTCAATTCAAATGTGCGGTCACTCACGATACCATCATAACTTGTCGCACGTAGGACAAATCTAGATGTTACATTTTGACCAACGTTTGTAGGAACACCTGCAATAAAGATTTCACAACTTGGACGCCCTTCCATCAGACCTTCTCGTGTAATACGTAGACCAGTTGGCATTGTTCCTGATTGTAAGTTAAATCTTGGTTGCAATTCGTCGCTAGGGGCTTCAGGGTCTTCTACAATAACCTGAAAGTCATAAAACTCAGCTTCCTGAATTTTTCCTAAATCACCTGCTGGTGTTACCCATACTGGAATTCCCATTTATATCCCCTTTAGGGTATTTATCAGTTTTACTTAGAAAGCGGACAGCGTAGAACGAACCCAAATCACGGTCGAACCATCATATACACCCGTGCAATAATAGAAGAAACTATTGTCTACTGCAACGTCGCCTGTTGTGTCGCCGGGACTTCCCACTGATGATGCTGGGGTGTATGTGGTTGAAATATTATATCTGTCTGCGCCGATATTAAGTGAGGATAATGTTCCCACGGATGTGATTGTTGGTTGAGCGGCAGTTGTTACTGTTGCCGCTGTTGTTGCCGTATCCGCATTACCAGTTAGGGCACCAGTCACATTACCAACCAAACTACCGCTGGCAATAGTCACATTGCCCGTTCCGTTTGGATCAAGAATAATAGCTCCATTTGAATCTTCTGAAGAAATAGTATTACCTATAAAGTTGAGGTTACTAAGCGTTGTGCCGCCTAACTCGGTATAGATTTCCGAAAAGTTGTCGTTTACTTTATCAAACGCAACACGAAGATCATCGCCCGTTCCGTCATTTGCTGCTGCGCCGATACCAATAGTTTGTTTAGCCATGTGAGACTCCTGTTTCTAGTATTTATCTTTTTCCGTGATAAATATAATATGCGTATATTAATCATAATGGCAATTTTATTGCTACCATTCCAGTCATTTGCACATAGCAACGAGGAATTTTTGGATACGGTTGAAAATGTAAGAAGTTCAATCGTCTTGGTTGAATCCAAGAGAGAAGGCGTAATACCCGGTTCAGCGTTGGACAAATACCTAAATAAAAACAAACCAAACCGAGAACCGGTCAGTGTAGGCACAGGATTCGTCATTGACGGGCAATATATCATCACAAATAACCACGTGATTGATAAAGCTAAAGTCATTACAATAAGTTTTGAAAATTCCACAAAACGACATATAGCAAAATTGATTGGCACTGATGCACTATCTGATATTGCAGTATTGCGTGTTGAAAAGGGTATGCCAAAAACCATACCAATGAAATGGGGCGATAGTGATAAACTACGTGCTGGACAAGAAGTATGGGCGATGGGTCATCCACGTGGATTAATGTATACAGTGTCAAAAGGCGTAGTTAGTCATATTCATCGTCGTATATCAAGCGGTTGGCAGACAGTAGTTCAAAGCGACGTGTCTATTAACCAAGGAAATAGCGGTGGACCATTAATGGATATGGCAGGTAATGTTATCGCTATCAATACATTAATCCTATCGAAAGACGGCGGTAGCGACGGGTTGAGCATGAGTGTGGATAGCAAGTTGGCGCTGTATGTCATTAAGAAGTTGATTGAGAATGGACGTATCGATAGACCAAGGATAGGCACAGGACTTGACTATAATCCTGCGCTGGGTAGGGTGTTTGTCAATATGGTTGAACCTAGTTCAGCTGCTGAAACGGCTGGCGTTAAAATAGGCGATGTTATTATTGAAGCCGATGGTGCAAATATCGAAAGCGTAGATGACTTGTTCGACGTATTGCAATACAAGTTACCATACGAAGATTTCAAGCTAATGATTATGCGAGATGAAGTTGTAATGCATATCGATATGCAGCTAGGATTAATGGAACCAGCGTCAGATACTAAATGACGTTGCACATCCACAAGATGATGTTGCGATAGGATTTGAAAACGCAAAGCGTGAACCCATCACATCAATCTTATAGTCAATCTCTGTACCAGCGACAGCGAATACGCTAGCCTTATCAAGAACGATTTTAACACCATCGAAGTCGATTACTTCATCACCTTCATTGGCATCGTCTAACTTAGTTTCTTTTAAAAGATAGTTAAAACCAGCACATCCACCACCAGATGCACCGAAAATGAATGCTTCAAATCCATTGTCTTCCATCATTGTCGTAAACTGCTTTTTAGCATTTTCGGTTATTGTAATCATTTGTAAATACTTCCTTTTTGTCCCGGTTCATTACTGTTAGTACATGCACGTGCATGATGCGTGTGATGCGGGCACCGTTTATTGCCGCAGATTTCACATGCATACAGAAAGTTGGGCGACATCATCATACCTGCACTTGGACGGGCGCAACTAACACACCCGCAGTTTTCTGGTGCAAACGGTGCTTTTAAATCGTCCCAAAACTGTTCTTTATCTTTGTCTTTGTCCATCATTTATGCCTATAAGTTACTCGACCTTTTGAAACGTCATATGGTGACACTTCGATTTTAACCTTATCGCCCAATACCAACTTGATTTTGAACTTGCGCATCTTTCCGCTAAGATATGCCAGAACTATGTGTTCCGAATTATCCACTTTGATTTTAAACATACTTTGTGGTAAAACGTCAATGATTTCACCCTCTAATTCTAGCAATTCTTCTTTAGCCAATGTTAAGTTTTATCCTTTAATTCTTGATAACGATGTGCCAAAAACTGTTTGACAATCTCTAAGTTTTTGTCGGCATCTGCTGCCCACGGTGTGTTAACGCTTGTTGCTGATACACGATGTAAAATACGCTCACAGCCTGTCATTTCGATATATTCTAAACTATCCATTTTTCATCTCCGCACAAAAAAAGAGGTCAACAGCATCTTTGAATGGGCTGTTGTACCTCGCAAATAGTAGTATTCTAGTCGATCATATTGTATTTATCTTGCCTCGATTTTTTCTTTATTTTCACGGATTCCATTTGGTAACTGCAAGCGGCAGTCAAAATAACTGACGGATATATCACGTTTCGCATTCATTTTCTGCATCATACGGTCACAATGCCCATATACAGAAAACTTACCAAGTGGTTTCAAGTCTACGACAGGATTACCGGTTAAAACAGATATTAGCACAAGTGACCAAATCATTTATTAGCTTCTGCTGCCTGACCGTTCATTTCAATAATACGGGCGGCTTCTTCACGCTTGGGGTTTTGGTTGACCAAAATAGAGTTGATTTCGGACATAAATGCTGCCATTTCGCTGGCGCTAATGTTGTCGCTGGTGTCCATATAAATCTGCATTTTCTCTTCCTTTTCATTATGATGTAACTATACCCACAAATCAGTAGATTGTCAACCCATAAATATGTATTATATCAAATACTCGTAATAATAGTCAATATGTTTATATAATCTTTTATATTGAAATCACCACCTGTGCGCATGGTATAATAGTTTATAAATTCAATCACACAGAAAGAGACATTTTAATGACTAAACAATTAATAACAAAGAATTTTCTACCGCAATCCTTAATTTACAATGTGTTGGATAAAAAAGGTCCATGCGATCATCCATATTTTAATCAAGATGATTATAACAGTTGTATAACAGAACACTATGGGGTATCTCATAGTAGATTCGAAAAAACGTATCATGTACCGTGTGTTTATATCGGTGGTTCTGGACACCTAATATATGGATTATCTGAATCGAGTGGCGGTTTCCCAATTATAGATATACAAAATCCAATTAAATTCTCGTTCGAAGGAACCGCAAGTAAAGTTGGACAATCCAATGATATGGGTGCGATATATAGAGGAAGAAATCAATCAGGATCGTCTTGGGGCTTTGGCGCATTATTACACACACAAGACAGTCGAATGCTAGAAAAACTTGTGTCTATAGCAGCGAAAAATTATCACATCGGAAAAGACCTTGTTTCTGATAACCAACAAGAACTATATGCATTCACTGGCGCTCGGGCACCAATAGATTTTTTGGCGGTCGTGTTAGCAGACCCCGATGTGGCTAATTTAGTTACAGATGTTACGAAGTTCTATAAAAAATAAGATTTAGCCATTTCAAAGGCTGTCTCTGGGTCATATCCATATTCAATAAATACAGAGATAATTAAATCTTCCATATCGCCGCCATCTTGTAGAAACTTTTCTACTTCTTTAAGATCAAGATCGATATCTTCTAACATTTACGAGGTTCCTATGTGCCTAATTGTTAAATGAAGTGTAATCTATTAAATCAATGATGTCAATCATTGTTAAATGAAGTGTAATCTATTAAATCAATAATGTCAATCATTTTTGGAAAGGATAAATAAATGACAAAAGTATTAAGCACTTACAATAAGGACTTCCGTGGCGGTATTCAAGCGGGAACTACAGCATACGACACGGATTCTAAAAGACTGGACGAAATGTTAAAGAATACAAAGTCCATGACCATTGAAGGATATACATGCAAATCTTCAATCACTGGCAATGGCATCTTTGGCAAAGATGGATGCGTTGGTATGTCACCCGATGGCGGGATGTGGTTCGATAAGGATGACCAACTAGTATTGGTTGCCGAAGCAAAGAAACAAGGTCCAGTAGGAAATGCATGTGAGCGTTGGTTTAAAAATCGGGCGGTTGCACAGCATATAAATCCAGACGTTATGTATGTTACTTTTTGTAGCGGCACAGGTACTCTACCAAAGTCAACCATGTATCGCACATTCAACGTAGCGTTGGCTATTGACGAAGCTGTGTTTAAAGACACCCGTGTGTGGAATGAACTGTATACAAAAGGCAGTTCTTTCTTCGGTCACGAAGAAGGGTTCACACAAGAATACGTTAATAGTATTATCGAAAAGGCATTAAAACAGTGAAACCATTATACATATGGGCTGGCGGCAAGAACAAAATGCTCAAGCATTACCAGCCATTCTTTCCGAATGGTGTAAAAACATACTCCGAACCCTTCTTTGGTGGCGGAGCTATGTTTTTACACGTCATTAAACGCTATGATCCAAAAACTTGTTATATCAATGACATTAACCAATCATTGATAAACATTTACATTGCGATTAAGAATAACTACAGCGAGTTTACGAATACCATTAACGCATACGAAGCGAAATACCTTCCGTTATCCAAAGAAGATCGTAAAAAATACTACTATGATATTCGACAGGAACACGCATATGATTATCAGAAGTGGTCAATGCCAGAAGAAGCGGCAACTTTGTATTTTCTTATGAAGACCGGGTTTAATGGTATATGGCAAATTAACAAAAACACCAATAATCGCTATGGCACACCGAGTGGGTTACTAACCCAAACAACTGCGGTATATGATAGAGAAGTTATGGAATGTTGGCACACACTATTATCTAATAAGAATATCGTGATCACGTGTGGGGATTGGTCTAATGTTCCAATATCTGATTTTACATTCTATGATCCACCATATCGTAATTCGTTCGCCGATTATAATGCGGCATTCGCCGATAGTGAAACCGAAAAACTCATTGGCGTTGTAGAGAATAATTATAACGTATGGTTGTGTAATCGGGATTCTGGCGACGGGTTCTTTGATAATAGGGCAGCTAGAGTTCATAGGTTCCCAGTCACATATACTGCCGGTCGTCGCAAGGTGGTCGAAGGCGGTCACGAAGCAAAGAAAGCTACTGAGATTCTTATGTACAACTCAAAAGATGACAGGTTTTCATCATTGTTTGAATAATAGCTTGACATATATACTAGGTATGGTAATATACTAACTTAAACACAAAGGAGTTATTATGTATCACACAGAAGCAGAACTTGAGCCATATGCCATTGAAGCAATCAAAGCTAACAATGGGTACATCACTACTGACCGTTTGAAAGAATATATCAAATCGAAAGTTGATCTTCTTCCCGGCGATAATGAAACTATCGCTTCTCGTTCCAAAGCTACTAACGAGACAGAACTAAAATCAGAAGCAGAAGCAATGATGATTTAATATAGTTTAAAGGATTAGATTAACGAAAACCCAGCTTTTATGCTGGGTTTTTTTGTTGGATTAACTGATCTTTACTCAACGTAAAGTCACTGTCTTCCCAACGCTTACGCATTGCTGCCAACGCCGCACCCATTTCTTTGCCGGATGTCATACCAGTTGCCAACAGGTCTTTTCCAGTGACGGGAAATTCTGGTGCTTTCCAACGCTTCAATGAATTCGCCAATTTACTTTTGCCTTGGTAGTGCAATACTGCACGAATCTTGCTTGGTTGTGCCTTTGGTTTAGACATCAAACGCTTTGCATTTTCTACTGTGATATTGATGTCACGGTTAGCAACAATGAATTCAATCATATCATTTTCGTTATTGCTAAACTTCCAACGCTTTCGTAGTGTCTTCAATTGATTCATATCGTCAACCAACGATGCTGCCAGTAGGTTGTAATTGTTAGTGATTTGCTTTACACGAGTAAATTCATTCAAGTTATTCATCGGCAATCCGATAGCATCTGCCACACCAGTATTATCCATCATCTTCAAGATTTCTTCGGCGTGATTACCTGACAGGATTTTAGTCAATTCCATCCATACACGCTCACCGGAGATACCAGTCAATCCTTCTGCCTTTTCGGCGACTTTGGACAATGTTTCTTTATCCCATTGCGGGGTAGGCATACGGCCTTGAAAACGGAAGAAGCGCAGGATACGCAGGAAGTCTTCTTCCATACGCTGACCAGCATCGCCAACAAACTTAGCCTTACCAGCCTTCAAGTCTTCAACACCACCGAAGTAGTCAAACAGGTTACCATCCAAGTCCATTGACATAGCGTTGAACGTCAAGTCACGGCGTTCAGCATCAACTTTCCAATCTGTGGTAAACTCTACATCAGCGTGGCGACCATCAGTTTCTGAATCGATACGCAAGGTTGTGATTTCAATAGGCTCACCGTCCAATACAACGGTCAACGTGCCGTGTTCTAAGCCTGTAGGCACCCACGAGATACCCGCACGGTCAAACACTTCAATCATTTGATCAGGGGTGGCGTCTGTCGCCATATCAATGTCTTTGGGGTCTTTACCTAATACCAAGTCACGGACTGCACCGCCGACAATACGGATTTCAAAACCGCCTTTACGCATAACATCGTCAAGATGCGTTACTGCTGGTGTCAATAGATGCTGAAACTTTGACTGGCTCATTTTCGCCTCGGTGAATTCGTTTGCTCTCATAATGTGTTTGCTCTCATAATGTGATACTACCATACTGATCTTAACTGTCAAGGTATTTATATAAGTTTCGGGCAAACCATTATCAATAGCGAGTGATAGTTGGTCAAGTAAACGTTCGCATTCCTGTACAGGTTTCATAAGAATATTTATAAAAACGGCGGTTAAAGTTTTTCTATAGACTTACGTAGATTCTCACCATCATCGGTGGTGCCACTCCACACAACATTGTCGGATGTGCTGCCATTAAGTGCCTTGACCATTTGTGATCCAATGCTCTTGCGACGGAACTCTGGCAATACCTCAATCATTTGAATCTGGGTTTCGCCCTGATAACTTACCCATTCGATGTAACCATAGATGCCCGGTCCTTCGACTTGTTTTGCATCGAAGCCTCGTTGGTATTTTGTCGGGTCATATGCCCACAACACACCGTTTGTCTGTCCAGAGTGTGAATCTGTGACGCCACTATAGAACTTCAAGGATGGAATCTCTTTTTGGTCAAACTCGAATATACGCATTACATCACAAATATGCGGCCAATAGATTGGCTAAACATATTTTCTACATAATATTCAAGGTCACGTGATAATGTTTGAATCATTTGATTTGACATATCTTCATCATTGCGAAGATAAATCCCATCTGCGTCATTACCCCAAGCCTTCGTTAAAATGATTTTCTGCGGAATCGGATTAAATGTTATTTTTCCAGTGATAATGTATTGTGCAATGACTTCATTCAAAAACTCGAAATCAGCACGAAGTTTTTTATTTCTTGCCGAACGAAAGGTGCCAATCTCTTCAAAAAACTTTTTACGTATCTTTTCATATCTTACCGTCGATGTTCTGTCATTTCCATATTTATCAGTAGATGGCGGCGTATACCCATAACTTGTCTTTAAAATATCGGCAACGGTATCGTTAATGGAACGCTCGGCTTCACTATATTCATTGATGTCCCTACCACCTTGCCATTTGCCACGTGCCATTGCGTGTGCAAGACGATGTGCCATAATCCAAGGCGTCATAGGAACCTTCTCGGCACCCTTGTTGTTTGTGTATAAAATAGTAATACCGTCTTCGTGTTGTGGAATGTGTGGGGCAATGGCTGGCATTTGTGTCTCAAGCCATTCACGAGTTACTACGCCGACCTCTGTGTGATCCCTTGCTTCTTTGCTATTAACCACATAAACATATACATCTTCGCCAATCTTTTCCCACTTTTTCTTTAACTGCTGAACTGCTTTTGGATTCGTTGTAAGAACACGATCACGTTTATCAGTGAAACTTGATGACCGCTTTGCAAATGCTTCTGGGTCTTTACTGATAGCCGTTGGGTCACCCCGCTGACTGGATGGTTCATCGCTTATTGTCTGATAGTCACTAATAGGTGCTTCGCCGACAGCTATTTCTGATATGCGCATTCTAAATCCTCACTGATATGTTATTTATACAAAAAGGACGGCACCCGTAGGAACCGCCCTTTTCTAATATATCAATGTTCGTTATTGTGCTACTTGTTTTTCAAGCTCTTTATACAAAGAAGCTTTACGCTTATCACGTTCAGCAAGCTGTTGCTGTTGAATAACACGTTTCAATACTTTATTGATTTCTTCGTCACCGTATTCCAATAGGATATATGTTTGATACACCCCACCCGATTTAGCTACGATTTCTTTGTTGGCAATACGATAACCGTATACCGCAGTGTTACGAACAACGTTTTTGGTCGCCCGTTCCATTTCTTCAAAGACCGTTGGATCATCGCTGGACCCAATCTCGGTGGCAAACTCACGAATAACTTCGCTCAACTCACCAGCCATGCGGTCTGCAAGCTGACGTTTTGCCGATAGGGTTGCTTTGGTAAGGGACATATCCAGACTTTTGGATGCACCCGAACCCACTGTATATACAGCGATATTGCTCTGTGGTGGATCAATAAACCAGTCTGGAATATTGTCTACCTGTTCTTGAATGGCTTCTTGTTTCGCTTCTTGTGCGTCAAGATAGGCTTGATAACGGGCTTCTGGCGAACCGGGGTCTGCCGCACATCCAGCCAAGAACATTACACCGGCAACTGCCGATAGAAGTTTAGTATTCATAGTGATATCCTCTTTATTGTTAAAGTTTAACTGTAATCATTATACACACATTGGTATCGTTATGTCAAGTCTTTTATTCACTTAGTTCATAAATAAATTTTAACTTGTCATATGCATTTTTGTATTTCGGATCGTCTTTTAGATAAAAATACAGTTTCAATAACATATCAAGTTCAGCAGGATCACAAGTTTCTGATGGTAATACACCGCATTCGCCAGTATATCGATTCTTCTCAATACATACCCGTCGCCCTTCCCAAGCATCATCACCAAAGCCATGCCGTATAGAAATAATAACGTCAGAATGCATCATTGTATCTATAACTGATTTACCTTTGCCAGTGCCGCCAGAAATGACGTTCATTGCACCTGATTTGATTCCGTTCATTCACTTAACTCATACATGAACTTTAACTTATCATATGCATCTTTGTATTTTGGATCATTCTTTAATCCGATAAACATCTTCCAAAGCATTTTCAACTCGTCGGGTGGATATGCAACTGGATCAAGATTACCTGTCCTGCCTTGTCTATTCTTGTCAACGGATACCCTAGATACCCCGTCTTCTTCATAAATGGATACAATGAATTTAGCACGATATGCTGATGATAGTGACATTTTAGTAACGATCCATTTCAACCCAACGGTTTGGGCGTAGTTGACACATAATGACAGTCCATTGATATAGGTCACGACCTTCTACTACGGTTTCAAAATAGCGGTCGCACGTTTTTCCTTGGTATACAAATCTATTGCCACTGATTTTAGATAAGCCTTCTAAACCAGTTAAATCCTTTTCTTTATTTGAATCATCACAAACAAGTTCAGCCTTGCTACGGATTTGTTGTGGATATAACTCTTCAAGCATTAACTTTTTACCAGTTTCATATGCCACTGCACACGCTTTGCCTTCATCTTTATGGAATACATAAGACCCAAGACCCTGATGCCAGTTGCCATCGACTTGTGCCTCGAATGAAACCATACACTTCTGCTTGTTTTCACGCCACGGAACAACGTTCTTTGTAATGTTACGAACGCTTTCAATAGTGCCTAGTTGCTTTGCATTAGTGGTTTCTTTTAAGACGCACTCGGCAGCTACAGGTGTAGCAAACAAGACACTTGCAAGAATACTATACTTTAAGATTTTCGCCATTGGGAATATCATCCGTAAAATTGGTCCAAATTTGTGACTTCAACTCGCCTCTTTGATGTCATAGTTCAGTCTCTTTAAATAACTGATTGGTTAGGCGTCCGCTTTCACGTTCAACAAAATGTTCAAACTTAGCGATAGCAATAGTCGCCGCAATCTTTAACTGATCGTCGGTTGCTTGAAACGTATCATCATCCATGCCCAAATCATCGGCAGGAATAGCGAATGAAACCGTGCTGTCGCCTACTGGAAATTGAAAAGTGAATTCAAACTTCGGCATAGGGTGATACGCATAATTAATTAGCGGTAATAGTTCACTAAGGTAGTCTACATTTTTATCACTCATGGTGTGTTTCCTTTAAAAGTTACGGGCATTGGGTTCTTAAATCCCAAATCAAATTTTTAGCAATCTTATCATATTCACGATCAGCGAGTGCCTTCTGTTGTGTATAGGTGCCGTTGATAGCCCCCATCAATCCACTAAGCATTCCACGTGTATGGTAGGTTGCAGATAAACGATCCCATTCGGTTGACATTTGCGTTTCAAGAAACTTGATTTGCGCTTCTTTATTTGCACAATCAATCTTCATATAACGAAGGTCATAAATATCCATACGATGGGTAGAAGAACATCCCGCAAGGGTTGCTACTACTAGCAATGCTGCTGCGATCTTCATGATAGCAACATAAATACAAGTGGCACGACAATCAGTAAAATGCCGCAAATGTTTTCGATGCGTTCGTCTTTTTTCATTTCTTCCTCGTCAGATTCTGGTTCAGTTACATTATCATCATTATACATTATCGTCGTCTGTTGTCAATCGTTTTCTTTCTAGAATATCCGCAAATATTTTTTTTGGGTCTGTTTTTTCTTCTTTTTCTTTTTGCTTACGCTCTTTATATTTAATAGCCGACACTTCTCGCATACAGGACTTACACCAAGATTGGTAATATCCAGTGGCTTTAATAAAGAAGAATTCGGTGGCTATTTCCTGTTCGATTTCACATCTAGGGCATTTTTTTTGATCCATTAGAACTCTATTTCAATTTCACTAATAGCTGCATAGTTTGCTTTCTTCTTTTTTGATATACTATTAAGTAATGTCCAACTTGATGCTATACCATCTGACCGCAACTTATCACTTTTCTGTGTGAACTGTGAGTTTGATGGATCAAGAAAAGCCAAAATATCTGCTTCAGTATTATCGGGATATGAATCAATCCATTTTTTGCAGTTGAATGCAAACTCACGCTTGGTTTGCGACCACCAACTATGATAAACACTTTCACAAGATTCAGTATACTTACTGCCGACCAAATGATTGTTGGCAGCGTCATCAAACAATGCTTCCTTCATCAATGGTGTAGGACGGATAAACCAACGGTAATCAGATACCAATGCCACAAATGTGCGATGCGTGAACATACGTGTTTTTGTTAATACATAAAGATGTTCTACACCTTTGACATCCAAGGTGACCATAGTAGGTTGCTCGGATAGTGATGCCCACATCGATTCCTTTTTCCACATTGAATCGATTGGCACAAAGCTACTCGAATCGTTATCTGAATCTGAATCTGGTAGTGATACATTAATATTAAATGCCATAATTAATACCCCGGATCATTGCGAAAATCATATTGTAAATCAGAATCTGCGGAAAGCTTTGTAAGTGTTTCCTGTTTAATCTTGTAGCCGTATGCATAATATTTCACAAGGCGTTTCAGAATCGATTTCGGACGGTAGCTCACAATGTCAATGTCGTCTTCGTTCCAATCAGGATTGCCCCACGCCGAATAGCCATCTGAAATAAGTTGGGCTTGTGCGAAATCAAAGTCATTAACTACATCAAGTGGATTTTGAAACCACTGCTTCTTGATAAGTTGGACATCAATATCATCCGCACGGTATGTGACTGCGTTCTCGGAATCAAAGGCTACGCTGAACCCAGCGTCGGTTAGTCGATCCGCAATGATTTTTGATTGCTCTTGACTAGAACAATATACATCAAAATCCGACTTAACTGTTCTGCATTGTAGTAGTTGCCTAATGGCACCGCCCGCTACCCACGGACCTTTTTCAAAGTCTGGTCTAACATAATAGAATACGTGGGCTTGTTGGGGGGATACAGTGATCCCCCCAAGATGTGTTAACTCTTTCATAGTGGTGATGTGCCAGTCAATAAACGGTTCACTGCGGCTTCTGCTTGATAGTCTTCGGTGTTGTCAACATTGTTTCTAACAAACCGAACAGCAGCATCGTGGTCTAGTTGAAGTCCGAAGATAGCCTCGTCGGCAGCGTCGTGTAGTTCTTTTTCAAAAGCATCCATACTATTTCTCCTATAAAGGTTGGTTTAACTCAATGAACTATTATACTACATTAGGAAGGGTTAGTCAACATTATTATGATTGTCTTAGTGTAAGATTTACAGCAAAAAGGTCACGTTGTTTTTTCAATCGAATGATAAAACCTTGTCTGCCGCCATCAAGCATCGGATATTGCCATTTTCTAATACCAATCTTATTCTTCTTACATTTTTCAAGGAGTTCTATAAACTTGTCACCTTGTCTGCCGCCAATCCTCGCATATTGCCAGTTTTTAATACCAATCTTATTCTTCTTACAGTATTCAAGGATTTCTATAAACTCGTCATAATCTGCCGTTATGATGTTAGGCTCCCAGTCATTAACTATCGTTCGCTGATCCACCCCCAACCACCAGCTGGGAACATCACGCTTGTTTTGTTTATCGGGATCATACGAAGATTCCCACGCTTTTGATTTTTTACTCACGGACACATTCCTCTGTTCCATTAACCAAATCATAACAAATCTTTTCAGTGACACATACGCCACCATCACAAATGCTGTAGATGCGCTTGTTGCCTGTTCGTGCTGGTGGTGGCGGTGCCTCACGTACGCTGCGGTCACCATGAATATCAAGTTCAAGGCATTCATAACTGTATGCCGTTTCGCAACGTTTACGGAATTGCCACATCTGAAAGTCCCTACCCTTTTGACCAGTCTTGCCAGCCCACGATTTTGGTTGGTTTTCTTCCCACTGAAGTTGTCGCTCGTAACTTGATAACTCACGCACACAACCCGTTAAAACGATTGCAGCCATTGTAATGGTTACAACAATAGTTTTCATTTCCAATACTCCACTTTTTTATAGTCAGCCGATAGGTCAAAGAACATTCGGGATTTTTCGTCATCTATTACGAAATCAATATCATCGATTTGAACATCAGCACATTCTGTTAGATATGCAACCAGTATTTTTTCAAACCCGTCCATATTAGAAATCGTTACACGACGATTATATACTTCGGCTTTGTCAACCCCAAACATTTCTATGTCTGCGGTCGATGCGTAGCGAAAAATGAACTCCAAATCTTCACGAACGTGCTGTATTCTTTCTTCACGATCCGATGCGACATACTCATAGTAATCCAACCGGAATATATTTGAGTCTGATAAATATCGTAGTTCGCCGTTCATATCTCTACTGTCAAATCCTCGTCAAAGTTAGGATTAAGTTCGCTCCCTTTGTAACCTCTCGGATTACATACCACACGTGTGTCGCCGACCATATAATCAAATGAATCGTGAACGTGACCGTGGCAGAATAATGCCGGTTTCGTGTCCAATATAAGGTCAGACAAATCACTGGCATAACATCCAGACAACTTATCGCCTCGGAATCTTGCGTGAATACTCTTATACGTTGGTGCGTGATGCGTTACAACCACGTCGCCTTCCTTAACGTTATCAGCAAGGAACATCTTTGACACGTTATGTCTGGTGTGAATACCCTGTGGTTTAATAATCGAATACTTCTCGTCACGGATTTGCCTGTAATCATTCATCGACGATTGTGCAGCGTGATACGTAAGTGGATCGCCTTTATTAAAATCAGACCACAATGTGCAGCCGTGGAAATTTACACCATCCAGCATCACTGAACTATCATCAAGGACATGCACATTACTTGGTAGACTTTCGACAGTATGACGTTTCACGCTATCAAAGTTACTCTTATAAAACTCATGATTGCCGTATACATAGACAACGTGCGGAAAATGTTTAGACATTTCCACAATCCATTGCACACGGCTTTTAGTAGTGATATCCCCCGCCAGAACAAGCACATCTGCCCCATTCCAGTTTGGGTTGTAAAGTGCGTCACAAAACTCCATTGGAGTATTGTCAAATTCGAGATGAACGTCACTGAGTAAGCGTATTTTCATTACATCGCTTCTGCGTTAAGGTCGTAGAACTCGGTGTCGCCGTAGTTTGAAATCACTGGAACATTGCGACCGTTGACAGTTGCTTCGGCGATAAGTGCACCGTCTTCATTGGTCACAACATTGCGAACAACTCGGGACAACTCAGCGAAACCTTCGCTGGTGTTCAATGCATTGTCAAAGAACTTTGCGTTCTGTGCGGCGGTGATAAAAACGGTAACTTTCATTTGGGTTCTCCCTATTGATTACTTATACATAATAGCAGAATCGGTATGAATGTCAAGAAGTTTTTTTGTGCCATACACAACTAACTCTTATGTCTCCCTTATCAAGTTTAATGGCAAATATTGTATCTGGATTAAATGCTGTCGTATTGAAAATCAATAGTCCTGCTACACAAGCTATTCCTAGCATATTACACAGTCCTCACTTCTACTGTAATGGATTGGACTTCAACCACTTTCCATTCCTGTTCCCGATCTTTCCAATTTTTAACGCAATCGGCGTTGGATTGGTCGCCGTCACGAACATATAGCTCATACAACTTCTTTCCACTCGCCACATTTTTATCGGCACGATCTTGGTGATATTTTCTAGCCTTTTCAGCACCTTTTTCATTTTCGTATCTTTTTGCTAATTCAATATTTTTTGGATCAGCCGTATTAGCGTTACTTGTAATCAAGTATTTCCCGCTCATTATATCTTTAATTACAAACATTCTAAATCTCCATTTCATTTATTATTATGGAGTATACGCAAAAAAATAGGGACTGTCAAGCCCCTATTTCCTTATATCGTATATGATTATTTAACTTTTCGTTTTCGAACAGTTCCTTCTGGTGCCGGGATAAGACCCTTATCAGAAAGATATCCGTATTCACCCGTTGCCTTTTCACTGATAAACTCACTAACATATTCTTCAATACCAGCTATACTGCCAACGTGCTGTTCTTTCACATAAAAGAACAATGACCTAGACACTGGATAAGAACCATCAGAGATGTTTTCAAATGTTGGCAACACACCATTGATGTGTGAACCTTGAACCTTATCACTGTTATTCTCTAGAAAGCTAAATCCAAAGATACCAACAGCATTCTTATTAGCCGATAGCTTTTGAACAATCAAGTTGTCGTTCTCGCCAGCTTCTACATAAGCACCATCTTCACGTAGACCATGTGCTACTGCTTTGAACTTTTTCTTATCTGTCTTGCGAAGTTCTTTCAATGAAGGGAATGTCTTTGCGCCTTTTTCCATAACCAATTCAAGGAACGCATCTCGTGTACCTGACGTTGGTGGCGGTCCTAATATTTCAATCTTAATTTCTGGTAAGTTAATACCAATGTCATTCCATGTTTCATTTGGATTAGCGATTAACTCGCCATTTGCATCAGGAATAAACTTAGCTAAAGCCAAGAATAAATCACGAACGGTTAAGTCAAGATGTGTTGCTCCCTTTGCGTTAGCGATAGCAATACCATCAAAGCCAACTAAAACCTCGGTTACATCAGTCACGCCGTTCTTTGCGCATAGTTTGATTTCAGAAGGTTTGATTTGTCTTGATGCGTTCGTAATGTCTGGGAATTGTGTTCCAACACCACTGCAAAATAGTTTCAAGCCGCCGCCTGATCCCGTAGATTCGACGACTGGTGTTTTGAAGGAGGTTGTATTGCCGAATGATTCAGCAACGGTAGTTGAAAATGGGTAAACGGTAGAACTGCCTACGATGCGAATTTGGTCACGTGCTTCAGCAGTTGTTGCCACAAGCAAAAATGCCGTTGCGGCGACGGCTAGTAGATTTAGTTTCATTTGTTGATTTCCTTTAAATGATTATTCCTTATTATATCACAAATATTTATATACTTGCAATTTAAGGTTTTGTTACACATTTGTTAAGGTTTTATTATGTCGATACCCCATCCCATTTCCAAAACGGGAAAGAGTTATTCGAGGCGGGTCTACCTAAAGAACACCCCTCATCTTCGGTGCGAGTAGGATGAAAGCAGGGTCCATCTGGTTCAGAATACATATGATCTTTGTTATAGGTAGGATCGCCGTCATATATGCAGGTACTACAGTTCTTATTTTGTGGCATATGCAATGCTTCCCAAAACTTTTCTTTCTTAGTCTTGTTTTTCAATGGTAAAATCCTCCATAACTGGATTGACAATGTGTTTAACAATCTCGTTAATATCATCATCTGTTTCAATGTAAAATACCTTACCGATGCGGGTGCTTTTTAGCATATCGAATCCCATACCGTGTAGGGCATTGGTTACAGCCACGCCAGCATTGTCACGAATACCGTCACGTAATGTTGTCGTTATTTTATATCTCATCAAATTCCCCTTTTAATGTTGCCCAAAAGAACTTGTCACCTTCTATTTTTTTCATGTTCATTCCCTTATTCCATCCCATTCCCACATACATGGTTCGCATGTTGTAGTTATGCGTTGACCCATCTGTTTTTTACAATAAATCTGTGCGTTTGCATAAATCCTGCCAAAACTTTTCTTTATCGTCCATAACAATGTTCGCCATTCCACTCCCAATACTCGTCACGCCCCCCACTACATATTGTCATGCCCACTGGATTCATACAATCGCTTAGTAAACCCGATGAAGCGAAATGAATACAGTTGCGGCAACCTCGTCTATTCAACGGCGGCTTTGATAAATCCTGCCAAAACTTTTCCCTGTCGTTCATTTCCCGTGGTATTGCCACATTACTGCATTGCATCTGGCATGAACCGCACCTTCGGTCATACCAGTATCATGATCATGCTGTAAGTGAACAGGATGCTTAAAGAAGTTCGGCGGGAATAACCGACGATTAACATCTGTATCCATAATCTCAGTGGTAGGATTATCGGTAAGTGCGTTCTCACACCACCAACATTTTCCGTCTTGAATGCGAATGTATTCTTCACGGACTTCACGACGCTCGCGTGCACCGATTCTCGTATAGTTTATAGGTAGTTTCATTTAGTATTCTCCATAAAAAAAGCCCATACCAGTTTATATACTAGTATAGGGCTTTTGATGTGGTGTTGTCAAGACTTATTTGCTTTGTGCAGATACCTTCTTGAATGCAATAAGACCTTCTTTTGCAGCTTTGCGCTGTGCTTCAAGACCTTGTTCAATCGCACTGAAATAGTTGCTCTGCATCTTTTCCATTGCTGTTACGAAACCTTCGGGTGTGAAAGCTTTTTGCATATCTTCTAATTTAAACATTCTTAATTCTCTCCTGTTTGAGTTGTTCTAGTCGTTCTCTTGTAATACCCGCACGTGACAATGCTGTACGTGTACGGGCTTGAATGAATTCCTCACTAATGAAGTATCCACCAATTCTTTTAAATATATTCATAGTCTCTTGCCTCTTTTCCAAGCATTCTCACGATGCTCAAGATCATAAATGTCCTTGGCTCCTTTAAAGCGTTAGAGTAAGTCAAGATATAACTCGTATCTGTCATTTCTTTGCGCTTAAATAGCGAAATGATTCCATTAAATAAATTCATAGTTATATCCCCTACCAGAAAAAACGCATACCATACAGATATGCCGGTGATGGCTTCTGGTGGTGCTTGTATTCTTCACGAAATTCTGTGCGAAGATACGTATCGTAATCCCGCTGTTGCGGATGCTTCTTCTTTAAACCAAACATTTTGTCTCTCCTACGTGTTGTTAAAGTGTTAATGTGTTTTCATTGTTCTTATTATAACATTATTTAGTAGGTAAGTCTATCAAATCACCATGTTGATGTTGCTATGCAGCATTGCGGCGGGAACATAGCTAAATAAAGATGTAAGTCACGATACTGAAATATCCACTTACTCTAACGCTTTAAAGGAGCATCAGCAATGTCAAATATTTATACTATATATAAAATCACCAATCAAATCAACAACAAATCTTATATAGGATTTACATCATATTCACCGCAGCATAGATGGTCATCACACAAAGTAGCCGCAAATCGTGGGGGGAAATCACTGTTCCAAGCAGCTATTGTGAAGCATGGTCCTGAAAACTTCATTGTTGAAACCATCTACCAAAGCCTCGACGAAGATCATACTTTGAACACAATGGAACCTCACTTCATCAATGAATACAATACATTCCATGGTGATGGATATAACAGCACGGCGGGTGGCGGAAGTAAACGAAAGGGGAAAAAAGCTGACCCTGAATTTGTAAAATTACAGCAGCAACTAGGAAAACTAATATTTGCACATATGATACATAATGGTGCTATGCCTCATCCTGATGCGGAGTTATTAAACTTTTTACGAACCTACATATATATAGGCAAGTAGAACAAAACGGTAGTAACCATAATTTATGAGCGTAACCGGATTGCTACATCTTATTGTATCACTTTTCCTCACAGGGGTCAAAACTTTTATAAATACGGTATGATAAAATCGTTTTTCTGCTCACCGCAATGGCGTCTATGGGCTTGGGGTGGTTTATTACTACTCTTCGTCTCATTATCTTTCCAAGTGTATCTTACAGTTCAAATAAATGAATGGTATGGTTCATTCTATAATATTTTACAAAAGGCAACTGAGCATGATATTCAAGAGTTTTGGGATAGCCTGATGACATTCTTTTATCTTGCGATGCCATATGTCGCTGTCGTTACGGTGACAAACTGGTTCACCAGAATGTATGCTATGCGATGGCGTGAGGCAATAACATTCAGTTACATCCCACGATGGCGGCTGGTTATGAGGGAGATAGAAGGTGCCAGTCAGCGTATTCAAGAAGATACGTATCGCTTCGCCCGGATCGTTGAAACGCTCGGGCTACAAGTTGTTCGGGCATTTATGATGGTCATTGCTTTTATTCCAATCCTTTGGACACTTTCCGGAGGGGTGAGTATTGAGCCATTTGCCAGTATTCCCGGTAGTCTTGTATGGCTTGCCATTGCTGTTAGTTTTGGTGGCATTATTGTTTCATGGTTTGTTGGATGGTTCCTTCCCGGTCTTGAATACAATAACCAAAGGGTAGAAGCACGGTTCCGTAAAGAGTTGGTGTATGCAGAGGATGACAAACTACGATACGGCTACGAAGAAACATTGATTGATCTATTCAGTGGCATTAAGGTAAACTATCAAAGACTATTTAATCATTATGGTTACTTTGATCTATGGACAAATATACTAGGGCAGTTTATGGTCATTGCACCTTACCTCGTTATGGGGCCTAGCCTGTTCACCGGTGCCATCTTATTGGGAACGCTGGTTCAAGTGTCCAATGCATTTCAGAAGGTGTATCAGGCGTTTAGTTTGCCCATAGAAAACTGGACACAGATAACAGAACTACGAAGTATATGGAAACGACTAAAAGAGTTTGAAGAAAACATTTCTTAACGATTATTCATTATAGGTTTTGCCATCCCATTCCCATTGGTTATAAGAGGTGGTAGAGGGATGCTTGTAGGATGTGCATCTGGACAGTAGGCTTGTCCCGGCAATGTCGGGATGGGAGCATCCAATCCCACTCTCATATTTACATGTATTGCATCCATATTCATTAAATACAGGCTCAGTCAATGTATTCCAGAACTCTTCTTTTTCTTTATTCATACTCATAATCGTGATAGGTTTCACCATCCCACGCCCATAGATTATTGTTAGTCATGGATGGATGAATCCATGAATTGCAAACATCATACCGTATATTATCGGGGTGCCGACACTCCCCCTTCTTCGTGACATTTTCTTTATATTTGCAGGTTCCACATCCATAAGCCTTAAATACAGGATCGGTCAATGTATTCCAGAACTCTTCTTTTTCGCTATTCATATTAATACTCATCATCAGGCATAGTTTTACCATCCCATTCCCATGCATTGTCTTTATGCATTAGATCGTTCGGGGGCGTGGTTTGGCACACCATACAGGGTTTGTAATCGTACGTCTGGTCATGGTCCGCCCCCCATCCTTTAGGATTACCATGCTCGGCGTATTTACAAGAGGCGCAAGTGTGCCTGTGAAATATAGGTTGACTCAATGCTTGCCAGAATTCTTCTTTATTCATTCGTTTGGCTTTTACAGTGGGTTCTGAGAGGGCCTTGAAAAATTGTTGTTTGTTCATTAGCCGATCAGTGCGGAAATGAAGTTGAAGACGACATAGGATATAAACACCATGCCAGTGACTACCATTAGCGGCGCGAGGGTCATCGCCATCGCCATAATCTTATCAATATTGCTGCCATTTTCCCCATTCATCAAAACACGAATCATGCTGGTCACAATCATTAACAATAATGCTAGAGTTATAGGGGTGGTAATCATTTGTATCTCCTTATCTTTACAGAGTATACGTAGAAATCTATCGGTTGTCAACCCATTTTAATGAGAAGTACATAATATCTTTAGGGCTTTTGAAATCAATAACCCATTCGGGTAGGCATCCTACTGTGTGGGTTTTTACGAAATCTGCTTCTTGTTGTTTGAGATAAACTTCGATATCGGATTCGGTTTTAATCATTTCGGGGGTAAGATTGGTGTGGTCAACGTATGAACGACCATAATAATAGTGGGTTCCGGCATCTAGCCAGCACTTGAACTTTTGTGCGTGATTTTTGACTTGACTTATGCGTACCTTCATCAATATATATTTATCCTATTAAAACTCCGCCGTAACAATATGTTGAAATGTTTTACTATATACACCCTTATATAAGGGTTCTTTATGGACATTATATTTTTTTACACCGTTGTCAAATAAGAACTTGGCAAGCTGTTTGAAATACATCGTTCGTCTATTATATGGTCCATGCATTGTGGTTACATGATTTTCGTCAGTAATGTAAGTGTAATGTGTCCACGCCTGTCGATCATTATTATCCCATTTGCGATGATGCAATACCACTCGTTCGTCATTACCAGTTTTGATATAAAATGGTTCTTCAAAAATCCTATTAGTGGTATTTTTATAATCCATCACTGTGGTCACAAAATATTTTTTAGTGTAGCTGGCAAATAGTTTAACCTTGGCTTGTTGTTTATCGTTACTATCGCAATACGTGGTGGCTTGATCCATAGCCAATACCAAATCGTATTTCTGGGTAGGTTCTGTAATATACACAATATTTTTATGTAGAAATAATCGGTCATCAATTATATATACCTTATACCCAAGGTCAGCAAGACCATAGGCAACAAGGCTATTGCCAACACTCAGCACGGTAGTAAAATCCTGTTTGATAACGGACAATACCATATGCGTTTTGATAGCAGCAAGTTCACTTAACTTTGCAACATCAGTAATAGATGTAAAGTCTACAGCAATTGCCGTAAATTCGGTAGTGTTCATTATTATTATTATTCCTTATACCGCTACTGTATTTAGCTACGATGTAAGTCAAGTGTGCAACAATGAATCCCTCCACCAAGTGTTCGTGCCATATCCATTGGCGTGTCAATAACCTCAATGCCGTGCGCTTCAAGTCGTTTTTTAATGTATGGTTGTCCTGATTCCATCAACACCAAACCCGGCTCAATAACCAATAAGTTCAATGCAATCCACTTAGACGCATACGGGTAGTCTTTGAAATATTGTGCCACAACTTCTTCTTCGGTAATGTAAATCTTTTCCCAATCCTTAAAGACCTTCGGGCAGTTGCTTTCATTTACACGATTGGCATTAAGCATAACCAATCCTTCTTTAAGCGGACAAATAGTGCTATCGATATGAGCATAACTATATAGGTTATCAAGAATATGAACGGTCTTATCAGGTAGCATTTGCTGTAACCATTCGCCGCCACGATAGTTACCTGTCTCACTTACAAGGTATAGTAGATCATCATTCACCCTGCATACGTTTGCTGCGTCGAAGATAGGATAGTCTTCGGTAAGTATCATCTTGTTATTGTCGTGGTCAAGTTTGAAATCATCATCGAATAATGCTGGTTTAGGTGCACTGAACCATACTGCCCCATCCTTTATTGCATCTCGTTTAATGTGTTCGTATCCTTGGAACTCATACCAACGGCTTCTATACGCCATTGGTGTTTCAATGACACGGTTGCCGACTACTAGTAGAACGTCACGTGGACAATAGCCATACATACCGTCGGTTTCCCAATAGTAGTTGTTATGTGTTTCACGGTAGTCAAGTTTCGCTGGGACTCGTGTTTTGATTCCATATTGCTCAAGACGAAGAACGATATCCATAAGGTTCTCGGTCGCCTTAGTTTTAACTTTCTTATCAAAGTTTCCTTGTGGCAACGATGTTTCTTTCCATTTAGTAGTGATGGATTGCATACTGAATAAAGGGTCTTCGGTAGGGAAACGGGCAAAGTTGGATACACCAACCACCACATCATGTAACTTATCCCATTCGTTATTGCTATTTACTATCATCTTCAATCTCGGTTACCAACAATCGCATCAGTTCTTCTTCTATATCTTTGCCCCACGCACTAATACTTCCATCCGAATATTCTACCTCTACGTGATGTCCATCATCGTAATATGATACTATATATGGTTTTGGTTCTGGTGGGTCGGCGCAGAGTTCTTCCCAAAACAGTTCTTTATCTTTATTCATCTTTTCCATTCCATTCCCAATTATCTTTATATAATGCTCGGGTGGCTCCACTGATTGGGTGTGAAATGCTAGCACAATCAGGGTCTAGCATACGACCATTTTCAGATTTGGTGTCACACACAACAGAGTAATTTCCCATACCCATATTCGCAAAATGATCAAGATGTTTACAGTTACGGCAGTTATGGTGTGTTGGTTCACGCAATGCTTTCCAAAACTTTTCTTTATTCATTTTAAGTCGCTTTGGTCCATCCTGTCACCTGTAATGTATATCGGGGTTCAATCCCGATGTTTGCGGCAGAATGCTTATTATCGTTCTGCCAAACGACATAATCACCAGCTTTCCAGTTAAGACATTCGCCATCAATCTCAAAGATGTGTCCCGGCTTTCGATCCTCTAAGAAGATCACTGCACGATTAATATTCTCGTTGTGCCATAACTCGTAAGCCTGTTTATATCGTGCGTACAGGTCTGCGTGTTCTGGTAGAATAACGCCTGTTTCCATCACATAATAACTTGTTCCAACATCATTCCAATGACGGAAATGTTCTTTGACTAGGTTATTCCAAGACGGTTGTTCCTTGCGGAAATCAGCCATCTTGCCTACATAGTATTTGTGGGTATAACCGTCTTTCTTCCATTGATTCAACAACTCAGGGTCATTGAATGCTTCTCGTTGATAATCTAAAAACTTATATTCATCGTCCCAAAACGGTGTCATCTTTTCTATTTTATGCATTTTTTCTATCCCATTCCCATAATCTTTTTGCTTTATACGTGTTAAAAGGTCTGCTACTTGTGTTTGCAACCGATGAGTAAATATAATCATTATGAACATCGCACATTAATCCAGCCCGCAATGAACACGATGTGGTGCTAACCGTAGCTTCGTTAAAGAAACAGTTATCACACGTTCTTTTTGTTGGCTGGGTTAGCGCATTCCAAAACTCTTGTTTACTGTCATCCATTGATAGTTATATCTCGCAAATCAGGATAGTTGAATGGCGGCGGGGATTTGATATCACCATCATCCAACATCCGCATACCTTTTATTGCCCATTCAGGACGCATATGATAATGATAACCAATATCAAATACATTTTGGTCAGCCCATTTATCATAGGTATGAATGTTACGACCATCATATGCCATACGTTTTAAGGTAGCGTAGTCGTCAGCGTTATCTAATAGTATAGCACCACCTGCGCCGATTTGCAATGGTTTTCCGTGCCCAAAACTAAGGCATTGCTTTTCACGTGGACGGAACATTCCTTCTTCAAATAATCTTGCCGAATCGTATACACTTGGAATGACATCGTATTCGCCATCTTCTTCCCAATCAATATCCTTAAAGAAATAGTTCTTGTTAATCTTTTTTAACATCATCGGAATACTTAGATATGTTCGGGCTGGCAATGTGACATCCCACATTGTATATTCGTGCCGTAAGCACAGTTCCAATGCGTGTGTGCAACAATCTGTTAACACCACATAAGGTGCGCCAGTATATTCCGACAGCATATCCTCAAAATCTAATAATGCGTCAAACGGGTTTTCATAATCTTCTATAATCATTCTCTTTCACCATCCCATTCCCATTGTTGTTTATAATGAATAAGTTCATATGTAGTGTGGTCCAATACATCTCTGTTATAGCATAGCCATTTGCCATTTCCCCAAAACGGGCTTTCATCAATACTGCATTTAACAGTAACATAATCGCCTTTAAACTGACAGTTCATACAAGACTTTTCAGTTGGACCAGCCAATAACTTCCAGAACTTTTCCTTACTCATTTAGAATCTCCATAAAATGTGGTTCCATAATGTCAGCAGCGGCAACATGTGCTTCTTCAAGAGGGTGTCCGTATTGCCCCTTTTCAAAGTTGTGTGCATTAGCCCAATATACAAATCCTGTGTCGCCATAATCGTGCGGAAACCATTTAAACTTATTCCAGTCAATGCTGTCGTATAGACTTCTACAAATAGATGGACCATTATTCTTTAATGTATTCCAATGTTTGAAATCGTTCCATCGTTCAGCACAAGAAAACATATACGGGATGTTTCTATTATTCAAATATTCCTGTAGCAATAGGATTTGTGTAAGTGTGTTGTCAAGTTCATTCATACTATCAAGCATACGATATTCAACTTCTGCCCACTTGTCGGTGCCGAAGTTTTTGATGCGTTGAACATACTCATCGCCAAAGCACGATGCTACCGTTTTATCAGACAAGTTTAGGTGTGCGGGTGTTAGGGTATACCAAGGACTATTCTGCTCTTTAGTATCAAATGAACAAATGTAATCATAGCGTGAAAGATATGACCATTGAACTATTACCGCAACATTGTCGTCTATCGTTGATACCCTATCAATAATGCGTTTGGCGATATATCTGTTACCTGCGCCGGGATAGCCTTCGTTGATATACTCAAATCCACGGCGTTCGGCAATATTTCCAGTCCACGTATTATCAGTATTTTGTAACTCTGCGCCTTGTATCAGGCTACATCCACCAGCTATTAGTTTCATTCGCCATTCCATTCCCATTTATCAACGCTATTGTCAAGATGCAATCCACGTGAACAATACTTGTTTTCTGGCCAATGCGCCATGTCCAAATCTTGAATAAAGCATTCAAGACCATTCTTCTTAATACAGTTCGAACATGTTCGTTGATCATTTGGCGGGATTGTCAATGCTCGCCAAAACTCATCCTTATTCATCTAGTATTTCCATACCAATATGTCTTATGTTGTGAACGTACTTGACGCCAAGGGTCAACAACCACAGAATCTTCTGCGCCTTCGTTAAACGTATCTTGCGGATGTGCCATTAGATATACAGCAGGTTCGTCAAGGATTACATCATATTGCACATCATCAATATATGATCCAACAAGAATAGAACTTGACCCATCTTCGTAATCCACACCGGGCTTATAACTTTTGCCCATAATCACAACAGGTAGATTGTAACTAACTAGTTTGTCTGCCATATTCTTGGCTTGTTGTTCACGGGCATTCATTACCGCATCAAACAAATCGTAGCCAAGATTTAGGTCTTTTGCCATCCAACGTAAAGCAATGTTGTCACGTGGGTGACAATTATGAATTACGATTCCAGTGTCAGCACACATATAAAATTGATCATCTTTATTTTCATGATTGGGTTCCACTTCTAAATTGTAAACATCACCATTGTATTCAGTTATTTCAATATTTGTAATTCGTTCAGTTGTCATATTTTAATTCCTAAGTTTTCTAAATCTCGTTTAAATAATAATTTAATTGGATTATTTGGGTGTTGTTCTTTTAGTAGATCAAACTTGGTTGGTTCTTTGCTGTGCCAGTAATCAGATTTAACATCTATATAGCACTTCCATTCATTCACATAAAAATCAGGATAATAATTTCGTTCTTTACCATTTGCATCCACATAAGGGATACGTCCTATATGACAACTAAATGTCATATTGTTTCTATCTAACCATTTAATAAATGCTAATTCCCATGTTCCTTGAACTTTGTACAATTCACCATTCGAATGGACGTAATCATGCCAAACACATTTTCCTGTTGTATTAGCGCCTATATATTTTCCGTCCTCCCATGCTTTTTTTGATCCTAATGAATATTTCTTTCTTTCTTCTTTTGTCATTCGTTCTGAACGGGTTTTTCCTACCTTTTTTTGTGTTTCTGGATTTTTCATTGGGTTATTATCTCCAATCATTCTTCCAGTTTTAGCACAAATATTTTTCATCATTATTGACATTTCCTGTCGTTTTTTTGGGTCACTCCACACCTTTTTTAATGCGTCTGACATCTTTTTTATTTTCTCCGGACGGTTGTTTAATATCGACCGCCAACATTTATTACAATAATCCTTGTCAAACAGATCAACCTTTGTCATCTTGGTGTAATGTGATAAATCTCGTTCGTGTATTAGATCGCATTTGTCGCATTTCAATCGGATCATCTTTGTACTACAATAAACAGTCTTGTTTTTTTTCTTATCTATCCATGAATATTTTCGTCTAAATTCTTCTACTATCATTATGTATCTCCTATACTTTATTTATACAAAAATACATAACAAGTACCGTTATCACCTATAAAATAAATAATTTATCTGTTTCTTTGATGTCTTCTGCCTTTATAATAATTCGTTTTCTTTTTCGTTCTACTGGAATTAAATGATCTTTTGTAACTGATATTTTCTTTCCAGATTCGGTAGTAAAAGTATACAATGGGCCGCTATATTCTCGCATAGTAACATCGGCAATTTTCTTTTGGTCTTTCTTTGTTCCTGCCCAATTCATTGAATCTACGATATAATATTCAGTGTCGTTAAATGTGTTATATAACTCGCTGATTTCAATATGTGCGTCATTTACATTAATTTTAAAGTCAGATTTAACACAAGCACCCCCATCGCCCATGCCAGCCTTCATATACATAGGTGACATAATACGGTGTGTTGAATGCGCAATGGCATCTGTAACTACATCAACATTGATATTGCCTTGCTTTTCAGCAACGTCTTGAATCATATTCACAAGACCGATTTTTGTAGAAATGAATGTATTGTAGAAAATCTTCACGCATTCCATTTCATCCCATGTTCCGACAACATAACGTGGGTCATTATCCATAACGGTTTCATAGAAATCAATCAACTCTCGTGCTTCAGTTGTTTCATCGCCATCTTTAGTACCAATCATTACCATTTCTGGATTGACCATATCCCATCCAACTGTTCCCATAGCGATTAGGTATGGATTGTATACAAAGCGATTACGTGGAATCACATCAATAAGCTCACGGCGAACTGTGCCGGGTAGCACGGTCGATACAAGGACCACCAGTGTCTGGCGATTACTATAACGATTAACTTCTTTCATCACATCTTTAACAATGGTGTAGTCAAAATCTTTTGGTGGCAAATGCGCAGTTGGGTATCGACCATCATAAGATTCTTCGTGGGGTGTTGGAACTGCGATAAATAAAATATCAGGGCGGTTACTGTAGTCGTGGTGTATTAAATCTTTGATTGATTCCACACTAGTAACCAAATCTGACTTGAACCCTTGGATATCATAACCGGTAACAGTATGACCTTTTTTAGCAATTTCTTCAGCGCACGGCAAACCAAGTTTACCAAGCCCTATAAACGATATTTTCATATTGGAGTGTCCTTTGTATGATGTTCTTAATTATAGCATTTCCATAGCTGAATTTCTATATAAAAATGGGTTTGGCATATATAAAAATGTATATTTTGAAGACCCCGGCACGGTTACCGATTGTTATTTAGACATTCAGGTGAGTCATTCGGCGAATAGTGTAAAGTCATCCTTTATAAATATATTCGCCGCCAATGAACCAAACTTTTCATATGATAAAATACCACAACTGAGAACTGCGAGAGGTTCCAAGAAGAAACTAATCCTTATTAGTGATTACAACAATGACTATAAGCAAACATTTGAAGGGTGCGGGTCGTTCGAAACAGTTTATTTTTTCTTTCAAGGATATTTAGCATTACGGTGGTATAGAAACTATAGACATTATAAACCATTCGACACCTTTGAATATAAGTATAACAGTTCAAGTCGTATCATAGAAGGTATGCGAGATTATCGTTTGTATCTATCAAGCATCCTGCCCGACCCACATACCAATCAAGTAAGCTGCTCAGATATATGTCCATTCAGCAACAAAACCATTGACGAAATATTGGATAACCAATACTGCTTTTTAAACGAACATCAAAAGGCATCTGTGCGTAAAGCAAGCTTCCCATATCGGTATGATCACTTAGATAATCCTATCCCAAATACAAGTTTTGAGATTGATTGGGTCACGCAATCTAAATCATTCCTTCATGTAGTAAACGAAACAGTTTTTTATGAGAAATTCAATCACTTAACGGAAAAGATATTCAAACCCATCGCACTACAACGTCCATTCGTATTAACATCAACACCCGGTTCATTAGCTTATTTGAAACGATATGGCTTCCAGTCATTTGACAAATGGTGGGATGAAAGTTATGACCTTGAACTTAACCCACGCCGCAGACTTGATATGATCGCAGAAGTTGTAAAGTATGTCAACTCATTATCTATGGATGATCTACACACAATGTATCATGATATGAAACCTATCCTAGAGCATAATAACAATCTATTTTACGGAGAGTTCGAAGATAGTATCCTCCAAGAACTAATAGTTAACTATCAACGGGCAGTCTATTCGTAATGTTTATATATGTAATAGGTGGCGTGGATGGACCACAAAAAATAGGGTTCAGCAATGATGTTGATACAAGGTTAGCTGCACTACAGACAGGTAATCCCACTAAACTAAAAATACATTATTATGCGGAAGTGCCAGAGAAACAAGTTCGCCTTATAGAATCAGAAATACACAAAGCAAACCGTCACACTAGGGTATCAGGTGAATGGTTTGATATCACACCAGATGAAGCCATTGCCGAAGTGCAATACGGTGTTATACGTTGGTGTGATGATTAATCATCATTTTTCTTAGTATCAAATAAGTCTTTGTTTAGTAATTATGGTTATTATCGTAGTCGTGTAAATCATCTGGCAGGTCAACTTTACTTTCGCCATCGCCCCAGTTCATTGTATCATCATCTTCTGTAGGTGTATGATCTGTCCATCCATTGCCGTTGCTTTCATCAGATGCTTCAGCATTCACCCAATCGTTTTGAACATCACCATCACGTTCTAATCCAAATACGAAGTCGGCTTCTTCATCGTTCTTTTGCGAATCCTTCGCATCGCCTTCAGCAGACCCATCGTTCTTTTCCATTCCCGAATCTTTGCCTTCGCCGCTTCCTTTCCCAGAACCGCTTCCAGATTTTGAGCCACCTTTTCCGTGTCCTGAATCGTCGTTATCTTTGCCATCTTTATCCTTGCCTTTTCCAGAACCAGAATCCTTTCCATGACCCGAACCTGAACCAGTATCTTTATCTTTTCCAGAGCCAGAATCCTTTCCATGTCCTGAACCAGACCCTGATCCACTTCCTGAACCTGAACCGTGTCCCGATCCACCGCCATTAGGGTCTTCGTAGTTTTCTTCACCTTCATCAGTTAAATCATCTTCAGTCGTTAGGTTCACTGTTGAACTTACTTCATCGTCACCGTCAGTGATTGTATATCCAAATGATGTCTCGCCATTCCAATTCTCGTCAGGCGTAAATGTAAACAGTTGTTCGTTAGCATCGTATGTCAATGTGCCGTTAGATGGCTGATCAAACGATACCAAATCCAATACATCACCATCAAGATCATAATCATTTTCAAGAATATCATCAAGGTAAAACTGCGTAGCTTGATCTTCTACACCAGTAAAGGCATCTTCATCAGCGAATGGTGTTGTGTCTTGGTCAATGATTTCATCACGTTCAATGAATGTTTCATCTGTTGTTGTTTCGGTAGTAATAATCGGATCACCAACCACCGTTTCAGTTGTTCCATCGGAATAGGTCAACGTGGTTGTTGGTGTCGTTGTATTTGTTACAGTCGTTGTAACCGATGTTGTGTCAGTGAACTCACGTGTGGTGACTTCAGTTGTCGTTCCATCTTCATTTTGAACAGTAACAGTCACATCTTCATACGTGGTCGTAACAGCAGGGTCAGTAACATCAGTTGACGTTACAGTATCATTTGTGGTAACAATCTCTGGATATTCGTAATCTGTATTGATTGCTTCAACATTTGTATCAACCGTCACGTTATCACTACTCACCACATCAGCGGCAGGATTGCCATATTCTGTTTCCGTTGTTCCATCTGAATACGTCACAGTATACACAGGCGTAGTGGTTGTGGTCGTAGTGGTTGTTATCGTTGTGGTTGTAGTGGTATCTTCATATGTTGAAAGTTTTTCACGGTCATTGTCGTAATCAATCTCACGCTCAGTATATGTTTCTGATTGAACATCAACCACAGGATCACCGACAACCACGTTAACGTCTTGAACATATTCAACCGTTACCGCCGCATTCTCAAAGGTTGTGAAAGTATCAACGTGTTCTACTTCACGTGTTTATCAACAGAAGTTTCGTCCGTATAATTTCTAGTAACGGTTACATCTTCTTCATTGTTTTCTAAATCGTTGGTACGTGAAGTTACGTCTTCATACGTGGTTTCGGTAACAGGATCACTTACAACCGTTACGGTTTCGACTTGCTGCGTTGTCTCGTATGTAGGTTCTTCGTATGATGTTTCACTGTTAACACTTGCATCACTCGTTTGGTCAACGGTAGAATCTTGGCTAGTAACTGTCGGGTCAGATTCAGTCATGCTTACCACGTTACCATCTGCATCAGTAATAGTAGTTACTTCAACTTCGTATTGTGTTGTAGTTACAGTGGTTTCGTATGTGTTAGTGGTAGTTGTATCGGTTGTAACAACTTCACGATTGTTTTCAAGGTCATTAGAACGTGACGAAACGGCGTCAGTGCTAGTATCAACCAGCACTGGATCGCCTGTTTCTGTTTCACTATATGTGCGTGTGGTTACTGTTACAGTTAGACTGCCATTGCTGGTGCCAGAACCATCACCATCGCCAGAAGATGGATCGTCGCCCCCACCGTCACCGTTTCCAGTTGTGTCTCCATCTTCACCTTCATCTGTTCCAGTGTCGTCGTCGGTAGTGCTTCCTGTGCTTGTAGTATCGCCACCGTCATTAGTGGTGCCGCTAGTGCTAGGGTTTCCATTTACTTGTTCTCCATCTGTGATTGTTTCTCGTTTAACATTTCCAGTGTCGCCACTGAGTTCGGAACCATCTGTTCCCGTACTTCCACCAGTCTCTCGTATCGTCCCTCTGGCGGGTCCATCGCTACGGATTTCGTCTGGGTTGTCGCTGTTGATAATATCCCGAGGATTGTCATTGTCATCAATGCGACCATCATGGATACTACTAGTAATGTGTTGTCCGTTGCTTTCTCCACCATTTGATCAATGCGACCATCATGGATACTACTAGTAATGTGTTGTCCGTTGCTTTCTCCACCATTTGATTCCCTGTACTGTACCACTAAATCATCTATCATTTTTTTAATACTCCACTACGTAAGATGTGTATGGACATTTCGGGTCAGGAAAATTACCAGTTCGCATCACAATCGGTGTAACTTTAATCACCTGCCGTAAGTTGTAATCGTCTAACTCAACAACTTCAGTTACAGGCGTAAAGGTTTGATGGACTGTGCCCACCGCCTTCCCAGTTTTTGAAGGGTTTGGTCGTTAGTTGGATTGTCGTGCCTTTGAAAATATCTCGTTGGTATAACATGGTATTTATTCCTTATGGTGTTTTAAGGGTGAAGTGGAAAGTTGCCCAGAACTGCTTTAACCATCGGGTTAGCACGATCTGCGAAAACATAAGCACACGTATCAACTGGCAGGAAGTGTGTCGTGTCACCATCCCGTAGAGGGTAGGTTGGATCGTGAACAACACCAGAAACCAAACCCATAACTTCAGAAGTTTCTACAGCTTGGCGCATCTGCTTTTCGTTAACAGCTAGAACCAGAACAGTGCCGAAACCTTGTTCGGTTTCCAATTTCCATTGCGGAAACAATTGACCAAGATTGAAGTCAGGCAACGCTTCGTTAGCATGTTTTACGAAAGCGTTACTTGCGTGACTAGCTTGCGCCATTGCTTTGCCAGCGTTCATGCTTTCCATGTCATTCCGCATCAGAATGTATAGCGTCGGTAGTGTTTCAGTCATTTTATTTTCCTTTCTTTACCATCTCTATTAACGAAAAACCCAGTCCAATAATAGTCGCCAGTGCAAATGACGGCAACATAAAGACCCAAACGTACCACGGATCGGGTCCGCCGCATTTACCTTTAGTCTCCCAAGACCAAAAGAAGAAAACGACAGATGCAACTGTCCAAGTCGTCAGACCTAAAATTAACCAGATCATATTGCTTGAACTTTAAGCTGTGCAAAATAGCTTTTTGTTGCTGCGAAGTGCGCAGTACGATTTGGGTTCATCGGGGTAGGGCAACTAATCGTCACCCAATCAATCATATTATGTGCTGCATTCTTGGCCTTGTTGAAACTTTTGATGGTTCCAACCAACTGACCAGCTGCGCTTGACCAAGTAACTTTCTGACCTACTTCAAAACCGTTTACCATGTGTGTATTCCTTTTCCTTATTGTTCATTAAAGTAACATGGACAATAAGTTAAGTCAAGTCTTTTTTAGACATAAGATAAATCCTTTTCAGTCATTTCATTTTCGTGTAAGTCTTTTTATTCCATACCCATTCATTTAATCGGGTAGGTGAACAAGTTACGGGTTTTGGCATAAATCGTGATATACACGCACGTGAATAAAAGCAGTTATTACAACTCTTTTCAAATGATAGTCGCTTCCAAAACAGTTCTTTATCTTTATTCATTTGGTTACGATTTCCCATAGTTTTTGCCAGTCGCTGCTGTTATATCCCGGTTTATCATACTGTTGGTTATAGCCACCCCAAAAGTTTAGTCTACCCTTCTCGTTAACCTTACTAAACGTTCCAGCAACAAACCCTCCACCAATCAGCGCAAGATATTGTGTACTATCTGTTTTGATATCAGGATGGCTATCTTTTCCACCAGCAAGCATATCTACTTCAACAAGTGTTACATTCTTTCTAGTCCACGTGTCATAATCACGCCGCCGTTGTTCAGCCCGCTGTTCATTTTCAATATTAATACGATCAATGTATGACGGAAGGTTAGGAAACCGTTTTATAATACTGTTAAAAGTATGATGATGTTCGGCTTCCCGTAGATTAGAATACCCAAACCATTTTTCAAGTTCAAGTCCGAACTCTTCGGTATTCCAATAATCACGGCGTATCGGTGCTTGCAATGCTTCCCAAAACTTTTCTTTATTCATTTGTCGCCGTTCCATTCCCAGTTATCTTCTTGATAACTAAGGGTTGCCATAATTTCTGGATCGTGTTCGTGACACGTCACACACCAATTCTCGTATTTGAACTTGCAATTAAAGCAACCTTTTTTAGTAGGCTCACTTAACGCATTGATAAACTCAGTCTTATTCATTTATCACGTCTTCCTTTATGTCTACCCATTTTCGCCTTTGCTTGACGGGCACGTTTGCCTTCAAGTTTGTTCGGAATGTGCTCTCGGGTGCTTAGAATCTCATACACCGCATCGGATACACCTTCCCGACTATGATATTCATCATCATCACTATACTCATTCCTAAAATAACCATATCGCATATTGAGAAGCGCTTTGGTAGGTGTGTCTTTAAACTCTTTCAGCGCATTTCTCTTCGCCCTTTTATATTTTTTGGCATATTCACGACGCCGTTTCTCGAATTCAATGTCATTACTTGAAGCCGTTAATCCAAATATAAAATCTTCTTTACATATCATCGGTCATTGTCCTCTGTGTTAACTCCATCCCATTCCCAATGTGGGTATATACTCTTCGGGTGACTGTCACTCACCATGCGGGATACAACAATGCATTCATCCTCGTCCTGTAGTAGCACCCTCCCACAACTTTCGGCACCATCTGGTTCTAAGTGCTTACATGTGCCGCACCCGATTTCAGGCGATACCATTGATTCCCAAAACTGTTCTTTATCTTTATTCATTTGTCGCCGTTCCATTCCCAGTTGTCTTCTGGATACAGGTCAGGTTTATTTATCATTTCTGGATCGTGTTCGTGACACTTCCCACACTTGTTATTATATCCATCCTCTGGCATTGTGCCAGACCGTCTGGCAAACTTACAGTTCAGACAACTTTTATCATACGGTTCAGATAAAGCCTTGATAAACTCATTCTTATTCATCAAAAGTTCCATCCCATTCCCAAAAAGGATAAGTTTGGACCACATTAATAAGAAATATAGCGCATTCTTCTTCGCCAGTTTCACGTAGACGATAGCATGTATCATTAAAATACTCTCGGTGTCTACAGTTAGAACAACGAGGTTCTGGTATCGGATTGGTTAAAATATTCCAAAACTGGTGTTCTTTTTTATTCATTGATAAAAGATAACAGAATAGATTGATTATGTCAAGGGGTTATTATTGTGGGTTGACGGCACGGAAACAACTAAGGGAGCCTCGTCCAATCTGTCCCGTGATTACCCAAGTGCCGAACAATGCTTTGATAGTATCGTCCTGATAGCTAAATGATAACCACGTGATGCCTGTTGCTTGGGTAGGTGTTTGAAAGATAAAGATTAGTTTCTTTGGCGTTACAATAACTTCTTCGGCTTGCCAAAACTTATTTGAATCTATGACTTGTCCAGTTAATGACAGCTTTCCGCCGCTATTCATATTAATGGATAGTGCGCTTTCAATGGTTGTGTTTACTTTATCTTCATTAAGGGAGTTTATTATTGTACCATTGCAAATCCAGTTACCTTCAAGATCGTGCCGAATAGGCTCTAATGGATCACTATACATATTATTGTATGATGTGAAAGCTACGCCCAATAAAATAAAATAGGCGGCGATTGAGCCACCTAGTTTAATGCCTTGGCTAGTGTTTTTGAACGAGCTATTACTTTGCAACACCTTGTGGGTTACATAGGTCGGAATAAGGGGCACTAACGTAATGATTACCCAAATAATAAGTTTCTCGTACATACATATATTTAGGTATTTTCGTCATTTTCCATCCCGTTCCCATTGGCGTAACCATGGGTGTCCGTACTTACATGTCGTAGCGGAGTCTTTATCCATTAGTTCTGTGCAGATACACGAGTTATCACTGATGTAATATATACATATGATGTATTAAAATGCTTGCAGTTGCTATAACCACGGCGATGGCAGACTTAACGCTTCCCAAAATGCATCCTTATTCATTCCAATAGCTCATATCTTCTTATCTTCCACATCTTACATTTCTCAGGAACATAGTGATTTTGAAATATTTGGCTTTTCTCGTGACAAAACACTTGAAAATGATCTGGATTGTTATCATCAAGCGTTCGGTATATCTTTGCGAACCGACAGTCCTCGCAATCTTGATTACTTTTTAACGCTTCCCAGAACTCTTCTTTATCCATTGCGATGGATAACAGGCGTCCAATGGTCAGGAACACTTAACTGCAACTCTTTCACACGTTGTTCCATATGGTCATAAAATGAATCTATCTCTCCTCCCCATTTACCACGAAGATTAGATACACAATCCAATACAAAGTTCCATTGCTGTGTTTTGTAGCCATTAATCATCTTGGCGTGAAACTCTTTCCAATGGTCCATTTGTGGTAAATCACCAAGACTAATATTTTCTGCACTGATTACTGACCACGCCGGGAGTTCTTCGCCTTCTACCATAAACGTGTCAAGTTCAAGCACGATATACTTGTCGCCAAACATTTCGCTTACATCTTCACCGTATACTACTTTCATTTATTCATTTCCTCATCAGCTAAATCCCTGATATGATATGAAAGCGCACCCATCAATAGCATCATCAATAAGATATGCACCGACATCATCGACATTGGAATTATTCCTAAAATAAGACAACTAACAATCGATGTGACCATCACCAATGCTGATGAAATAAGAGTAAAGTATAAACAGTAAATCATGTGTATTTTCCTTGTGCTAAAACAGTTTCCAATATACGCTTCGGTGCCATTGCATCGCCATCAACTTCAACAAACGGAAGATTATTGTCAATAAGAAGTTGTTTGATATCATCGTCAGCCTGACGTGCTTCTTGTTCGTTCTGATTACGACCGTTTGGATTATATTTTTTAGTTCGATTAATCCAAATGTTTAGATTGTCATACGAATTAAAAAGTTCTAATGCAAATGTCGGAAATGTCAGTGGATGATAATTCGGCATATAATACAGCCCCAATAACAATGGCGAGTCAGTAATACACCAGTTCACTTGATCCTGCAATACCATCATACGACTGTTCTGTTTGGCAGTCACATATAACTGATCTTTAAGAGTGTTATGTCGCTTTTGCCACACAAGTTTCTTAGCATATTCGGTGACAAGTTCAACTTCCATATCCCTTGTCTTCATTTCGAAGAAAAGACCCGAAGCAGTAGTGGACTTACCTGCGCCCGGACCCGCCCATAAATTTATACATTTCATGCTTTCACCACCTTGTATCCATTTTCTTTCAAGGCTTCTGCAATATTCATCGCAAAGTAATGTAAGTCACCCATTGCATCAACGTGCTTCTGAACCACCTCAACTTCTTTGTCTGGCATACCGCCAGATGAACACGTTTTTAGATAAGCCTTTGCTGCATTCTTACAGGCTTCATCCATATAACTATCCATCACGATGGCTCTACTTTGACTTGAAGTGGAAAACCAAGCGCACGGGCTTCAAGTGTTACTTCGACGCCTTTCTGTTCGGCAATCTCGTATGGTAGCGTGGCGACAACCGCGGAATCTTCTTCGTGGATTTCAGCCATCTTAGTAATCGCACGTTCATCATCATAATCAAAATGACGCATAAGCGTATCGATAACGAACTGCATTGTTGTTGCATCGTCGTTTAAATAAATCACGTTGAACATAGAAGGTTCTTTAACTCTTACCTTCGTTTTTGTAGCAATCGCAATATCTGAATCAGTCATTATTACCTCATTGGTTTTTAGGAATACGTTGTTGATGTGGAAAATCATATACTTTTAAAGAGTTTTCACTGTCACGTGACATGCCTTGGTTCTTATTTCCTTTGGATTTGTTTGAACGTTCAAACTTACCCATCTGTCGCACACCTTTGTCAGCTTTCTTCTTAGCAGCATCAAGTGCCTTTTTCGCATTTTCATCATATGGGAAACGATACAGACGATCACCATCATCATTCCGAACCCATAACACAATAGTCTTTGTTTCGTCCACACGATGTGACACGATTTGAAATTCACCTACTGGATAACCATCATAAGGATATCCGAATAGATTTATTGTATCACTTATAGTAACATACAGAAGTAGGAATGTCAATGGTACAATCGTCATTTTTCTAGTTAATGTTAAGGTTGACTTAGCTACCAGCATTAAAAATACAATAGTTAATGCAACCCAAATACTAACCAATGCGCCTGTCGTTGTTAAAAAGAATTCCATTTAATTTCCTGTGTCGGGTGTCTCGTGTACGATGGCATCACTGCGAAACTTCGCTACCTGCTCAGTAACCCATTCCTCTTGTTCAGTAGTAAATGCCTTTGCCAATCCCATGCCACTCATTGTAAACTTAAACGCCGTTTGTTCTTGACCTACTATTGTCATTATAACAGTTCTCTTAGCCATAAGTCTATATGGATTTATACGTATCACTTCAATCTCGACAGGCACAACGTCTAGGCTATCATCTTTCGTTGAATACCAATGAATGCTAATAGTATACTCGCCTTCTATTGTTTGGCGAATAGCAATAGCCTCAGTATTCATAGGATTTACAACTTCGACACCATCCAATACAAGCTTGTCATTCGTTTGTCCGAGATCATCACGGTCAAGATGCATCGTTTCATTATCACGTGCACGAAAGCTAACAGCGCCATGGGTATTTTTTGCCCATAGGTCAATGTCATTCGTGTCACCATCTGGCCACGTCATAGTAATCATATACTCAGCCTTTGGATCAATCGATTTCTTTTTAGTAGGGGGATTCATCATGATGAATGCAATAATAAACAAACAAACAAAACTGATTAATAGATTGAATAGTAAGTCATTGAAGCCAACGACTGTTCCTGATCGCTTATTTCTCTGATACTTCATCGTCTTCCCAACTGCTTTCAATAACCTGTATTTGAAGCTTGGTTAACAAGTATCCAATAAGACCCATAAGCGTAGTGGTTAATGCTGTGCCGATACCCACTGCCATATCAACAATAACAGCCTGTAAGTTCTCGGTATTTTCTACATCAATGTTAGTAAATGCATCGCCAAATAACATAATAAAACCAGCAACCGTTCCGATCATTCCAAGCGTTAGCATTGCATCACATGAAAACCATACATACTCGCCTTGTCTATCCAGAAACTTAGTATCTTTTCTTTTAGCAATGATGCCACACGATATGGTCGCAAATAGATATACAGCAATGATTACCATTGAAATCTTGGTTTGGTCAGCATACCATAAGGCTTCCCACCATCCAAGATGTGATGCCATAACGGCACCGAACATAACCACTACGGTTTGAATCCACCATTTCAATAGAATATTGTTTTGCATAACTAGTCCTTAATGTACATATATAATGTATTTATACAAAAGGAAAAGGGACAGGCTTTTACACCTGTCCCTCATTATTTTCGCTAACGGATTATCCTTTGTATTCAATCTTAATGGTACGTGGTTGTAGTTCTTCGGGAACCTCACGAACCAACTTAATCGTTAACATACCATTTTCTACAACTGCGCCAGCCACTTGAACGTGTTCAGCCAGTCTAAAGATGCGTTCAAACTTACGGTTTGAAATACCTTTGTGTAGATAGTTACGTTGTTCATCCGATTCTGATTCATTCTGAAGGACACCACGGATAATAAGTTCACCATTGTGTTCTTCAAGCGTTACCTCATCTTTCCCGAAACCAGCTACTGCGACTTCAACCGTGTAGGCATTTTCGTTTTCGCTGATTACGTTATATGGCGGATAACCCGCCGTTGATTGAACAGTTCCCGATGCACGTTCCAGTTCATTAAAAATACTGTCGAATCCAAGAAAGTTAGGTAAGTTTCTGCGTGATAGTGTAGTTTTCATTTTGCTATACTCCTTTGTTATAAGCAAGTAATGTGTGTAAGCCCAAACCATTTGGCACCTACTAAAATGGAACTTGATTTGCTACGCTGGCACAATGTTCCAAAGCCTCGATTGCAACGCCCGTAATGGCACGTTGTCATCATTATTTATCTTAGCCAGTTGTGAACACAATATTCAATTACCAAATATTAACCAATGAACACAATATCCGACTAGAAATCCGATTACGAATGTCATTTGTAACTCTCCCATTTAACATATATATGGTCACACACAGGACATCCAGTTGGTCCCGCTGGACCAGTATATTGATGATTGCATTGCAAACATCTATATTGTTCGATTAGCATTTTTCCAAGTTTGTATCGGCTACCGTGCCATCAGCACTCTTCTGCTTAAAGAATACACGATTGCCTACATAACGTGGATGAACACCAAGTGGTCCAAACTGATAGACACCTTCGGTAGATGGCGTATCAACCTTATGACAACCAATATATTCATACTCTGTCGTTCCGCCTACGTTAGTAAACGGAAAGTTATTAGCACAACCCGAAAGGGCTACTAATGCCACTACTGCGATTAATGTTTTCATCACCAGCCTCTTTCCAATGTTGCTTCTTGTGCAGCTTTCTGACAACGGCGAATGGCTGCTGCCTTTCTACGACGACGCTTATCTGTTGGCTTTTCGTAAAACTGTGCTTCACGATAATCTTGAATGATATTCTCATTCTGTACCATCTTCTTGAACTTGCGCATCGCATTTGTAATAGCACGACCACGCTGTTCTTCCGTATCGCCGTGACGACTACGAACGTCGATTCTTGTTCCTTTAAACTCTCTCATTTTTTTCCTATCCGGTTATTCGTTTGCTTCTTTATCAGCATAAACAAACTTTACTCTATCATTATACATGATTGTGTCATCAGTTACAATAAGTTTTTTCACACCTTCTTCAGCATATGTATATAGATTATACTGATGATGTAATAGAACATCTTCGATAATCTTCTTCAAGCCACGTGCACCCGTATCCAATGTAACCGCCTTTTCAGCAATAGCCATTAATGCGGATTCAGTGAACTCAAGCGACACACCTTGTAAATCAAAGTAATATTGATACTGCTCAACAATACTGTTCTTTGTATCGGTCATAATATGAACAAGTTGCTCACTTGTTAAACGCTGGACATTTGTGAATACAGGAAATCTACCTGTGAACTCAGGGATAAGCCCAAAGTCTACAAAATCGTGTGGCTCAACTTGGTCCAATAGATGCGTATTATCTTCATCCATCTTGTTTACTGACGCACCAAAGCCGATTGATGTAGGCTTCTGACGTTTAGCAATAAGTTTATCCAAGCCAACAAATGCTCCACTAACAATGAATAAAATGTTATGTGTATCCACGCTCACCATATCCTGACCGGGATGCTTGCGTCCACCTTGCGGGGCAATGCGACACTCAGTGCCTTCTACAAGCTTCAATAATGCTTGCTGAACGCCTTCTCCACTAACATCACGTGTAATACTGGCATTTTCACCTTTACGTGCAATCTTATCAATCTCATCGATAAAGATAATACCATTCTGTGCCTTTTCTATGTCACCACCAGCAACATGTAACAATCGTGACACGATACTTTCTACATCATCACCGACATAACCCGCCTCGGTTAAGGTTGTCGCATCGGTGATAACGAATGGAACTTCAAGATACTCTGCAATAGCACGTGCCAGCATCGTCTTACCATTGCCAGTCGGACCTGCAATCATAATGTTTGATTTTTCGATTTTCAAGTCTTTTGGTGGGTGATTGATACGTTTAAAATGATTGGCTACGGCTACACTTAATGCGATTTTAGCATTGTCTTGTGACACTACGTATTGGTCAAGGTGTGCTTTAATCATGATGGGATTAAGATGATCCTTGCTGATAAGAGATTTCTTTATCTTAGCATAACGATCATCTTCTAATATGTCGTGACAAAGATCAACACATTCGTTACAAATGCTTGTTTCATTACCGACAATGAGTTTATCTACTTCATTTCGATTCTTGCCGCAGAAATCACATTCTAAGTTTTTAGTCTTATCACTGTCTTTGTCTTTGCTCATTTACAAACCTCATTATATAATCTAGGGGATCGGTTAACTCGTTGGTGTTCAATGACGTAATATCATTATCACTATTATAGTACGAAACGTTCTTATGATTCAATATAAATCCTTTGATTAGGGTATGATTTTCTAAATTAACTATCACACGGTCGCATTGCCTTGCGGTATTTAGTAACCATTCCCTATCGGATTTACCATTATAACATAAATGAAGGCTCATTACAAGATTAGCTTCCATTATAAGTTCGATTATAAGTTTAATATCAGCGCCCGATACATCGAATAGCATCAGACTAGGCTGGTCGCCGTAAAAATAGTTAGGTGAAGTTACAATCGTAATATTATCTTCCAAGAACATCCTCTTTACTCAATAAGCTCTGAATCTCAGATTGTTCCTTATGACTTAAATCGTCAAGTGCGACTTTGCCATCACCAAGTTCACTGATAAGGTGCTGTAGATACTTTTCATCATACAAAACACTTTCGTCTTTGATAACTTCCAACCAACGTGAACCATCATAACGATATAGTTTACTTGGCATTTCATCAACACGTAAAAATGTCTGGTCTAATGTTGGGGATGCTGGAAACTCGGTGCCGAATGACGGTGTGTTTTTAGCTACGCTGTCAGGACGGGCAAGCATACCGGGGATTTTTTCAACAAGATTATACTTCTTGTTTAGGTTAAGCACAGCACCATCACGTGCATCAATCTCTTTACGAAGCGTATTATTTTCTTGCTGAATCATATTAAGTTGATTGCGGATTTCTCCTAACGCTTGTTGTAGTTCTGTCGTAACTTGTTCTTTCGTTAGCAAACTGGAACGCAGGGTATCAAGCTCTTGTTCCATAGAATGCTTTAAACTAGTTAAACCATTGATATCAGCATTCATTTCTTCAATCTTTGCTGTATCTTCAATCTCAATAATCTTTTCAACCTCGGTTGGTTTCTCGTCAATGATGCGTCCCAATTCTTCTAGGACTGCCATATATTCTTTAAGTTCCATTTCTTTTTCCTCCAATTCATTATAAACATCAACAAGTGCGGTTTCAAGTTCCGTTACATCGCCAACAAGTTTATATTCAATTTCCTTTATTTCTTTTATTTCTTCATCATTAAATGCATCACGTTCTTTACGGTGGCGCATAAATGCCCAATCCGCCGCCATAACAAGCCAAATAGCCAATGGGTCAAATGCCAGCATAAACATAACAATAACAATACGAACAGCCTTGCCCTTACCATCAGGATCAGTAACCAAGTCATAGCCAAACAACTCAGCTACGTATTTGATAGGTCCAAGCTTGGCTTCAATACTACTTACCTCTGATTGCAATGGTAATCTTTTTTCTTGTAGGGTATTAATGCGTTCGTATGCTTCATCGACGCTTGTTTGAATCACTTTACGTTCTGGCTGTTGCTTTTCAAGTGTGGCATCTGCGCCATCTGCTCCACGTATGCGGTCATACTTAATAAGCGCATCGACAATGCCTTGTAATCGCAATAAACGTTCCTCTTGGCGTGAAATGGTATCCTTCTCACGATTGATTTGTTGGTCAATTCGTTCAATCTGTAACCCACCTATTTCAGCTGGTGCTTCTTGTTCTAGGTGACCTTTTGATAAGAAACCAAAGATACCCATACTGGTAATAACCATAAGAATAACGACCATTATCGTAAGGGGGTATTTTAACTGACCGGGCAAATCATCCCAGAATCGGTGTAGAAAGAAGGTTGCGCTTACTTTACCAAACTCAAGAACTGTTGCCATAATAATAACAGGCACAAGCGCAGCCGCAAATAGTGCCGCCAATCCGGTGATACTAAAATAGGCGGCACAACCCGCAATCAATAAGGACATTGCAAGGGACATCCAACCCATAACTAGTGTACTACGCATATGATATTTATCGTTTTACACTTGATATGGTTTTATTAATCATCATCGCCATTCCATTCCCAATAGTTTTCAAATGGTATTGTGCCGGGTGGCTTCTTGCTTGGGAATGTTTTCACCGTTTCTTCCCATGCAGCTAACTGATATTCAATATATTCCTCTACACTAGATATTATATTATTTTTATCGTTGGTTAACACAGTTTCTGTTGGATGCAATACGCATCGGTGTGGCGCTGTGCAGGATTCAGATATCACGCATCCATAATAACCCGTGCTTATGCCATTCTCGGCAAGTGGCGGGACGGCACAGTTCACACAATGCCTATCCAAATCATGTGGCATTCGCAACGCATTCCAAAAATTATCTTTTTCACTCAAAGGTATTTGCCATTTTTTTAAGGGATTTTATAAAGGCGTCAGCAGCTTCACTATCAATGTGAACGATGTAATGAAACTTACCGGGCATAATCTTATTACCATCAACAAGCGGCCCAGAACGAACTACCCTTGCGATTTTGTCGTCCATAATGATATCCGAAATCATATCATGAATGATTTCTTTTTCATCACGGTCACACACAAAGTCAATGATACGAACCGAATAGTGTTCACGGATTTTCATTAATACTCCAGACCTAACTCGCCCTCAGTCCATCTCGTTGGTTGGTTAACCCTTTTCAAGTCTTGAATGATACGATTCAACATCTCTTTTTCAGAGTATGCGGCAGCTAGTTCTTCTGCATCTTCGTCATCATATAAAGTCTTGATATAGTTTTTATTATCAACCAACTCTTTTTCGTATAACTCAATTAGTTTTTCAATCGTCATCATTTCTATCTCCTACCAGACAATTTTGCCATCGTTTTCTTCAATGAAATCATCAAGCGCACGAATAGCTGCGCCATCTAATCCTAATATTTCATCACCTAATGCGACTACTAAAGTATTTGGCCACATTTGTGGACGGTTGCGTTCAACACGCTTCAATGCTTCTTTGGGCGTAAACCCTGCTTGAATGTGAAACAGCATAGCCATCGCAGTAGAACGACAAATCCCACCATGACAATGAACCAATACATTATCACCATCTTCAAACTTTAAACCAAAATCCAATGCGGCGGCAACGTCATTTAAAACAGGTGCATTGCTGTCATTAGCATCTTCGTGATCTTCAAAGAAACCGACATGATGCCGACAATCAAACTCAGGGACACTATGTCCGGGATCAACTAAAGATACAGCATGATTCGCCCAGTCCTCTGCTTCGGACTTAGCGAATAGTTTTGAAGTAACTTTAATTGATAATAGCTTTTTCATAAATTCCGTTCACTTACCTTCACAAACTTCATCAGTTTAGTGCCACGACTTGCTGCTTCGAACGCCATGCTACGTTTTGCTTCCGTAATCTTTGCGCCTGTCTCCATGGTCATTTTCTTACCATCGGAAAAATCTGCATTATATGTGTAAAACTTCATGTCATCTCGCCTTTCATTGATTATGATTATATATAACACACATATAGTATTCAGTCAACTAGTAATGTTCTATATTTTCGCAGAATGCGGATATGTGTCTCATGATCTGCAAAAAATCCGTGTCCGACTGTGGTTAATTCCCGTTCCATCGCCAACATTGCGTATCTTAGAGCAGTAAGCTCTTGCTCTGTTGTCTTACAGGATTTGCGGATTTGACACGCTCGAATAAAAAGGGTCATCGTACTTTCACCGTAAAGGGAAAGGATGATTCAAGGTGACGAATCAACTCGGCTTTTGGCATAGGCTCTGAAAAGAATGGAACGCCATCGTTAATAAATGCTTTCCAGCCCAGCTTGCCGAACTCAACAATCGTGATAGCGGCATTGGCACAGTTTGTGCTAACTTCACGTGGCTGTGACCAGTTGAATGATGTGTCAGGTGCAAATGTCATACCCATAATATCTCTCCTTGATTAATCTGATACATACACAATACCACATCCAACGTAGATGTCAAGTCTAAAATTTACAACAAGATAATAGTTTCATTTCATTCATCGCGGATCGCATATCATCAACCGCACGTTTCTTTGAACCATGATGCCGTGATTGTGCCATCGGTGTCGAATCATTGCGACCTTCACCAAAGTTCTGAATACGCACACCGCTACTCACTTAATATCAATGCGCCACGTCCAATACGTCTTGCGTGATGTGCCTTCCATCGTTTCAGTATGACCTTTCCACTTGGCTACATACCCACGGATATATCCGCCTCTCGGTGTTGGCGTATCATGTATTTTGATTTCGTTACTATTCGACCACATTTGTTATATCCTTTCAGTCACTTTTCATTCTCCACCAAAATCGTTCTTTTGGATCGGTTATAACATCTTCCATAGTAACTTCATGTCCATGAAGATACCAAAACTTGTTGCCATTTGGATATTCAACAGCAGGTCCATCTTCTCTGTGAAGTTTATCATCAAGATACCAAAACTTGTTGCCATTTGGATATTCAACAGCAGGTCCATCTTCTCTGTGAAGTTTATCATCCATCCACCAAAACTTGTTACCAAATATATCTGCGTCGAGTTCACTCATTATGCATACTCGAAATAACGTGCAGCATACCCTAACAACCGCTGCAATGGTTTTGCATTTGGTGGGAAAATCGCACGATGCTTATCATACGTTGGTAAATCATTACGAAAACTCTCTGGATTACGTAACGCTTCCTGTGGATTATCTAAACGCTGTAACTCACGATATATATCGTGTCCGTGCGCCATCAACTCCTGTGGATCACGAAAATACATACGCTTCATATCATTTTGATTACCAGTTTCGGCTGCTTTCAAAACACCCTTCATATAACCGCTCGGAATGCTGTTATACTTATTAACACCCATGCGATCCCGCTGGCGCATATGAATGTCTTCGTGTTCAAGCGTCTTTAAGACAACATCTTTAAAAGTTGCTGGACCCCAATAACCGTTAATTGACGATGGGTCTAGCATAATCGTTATCTCTCCATCACCATCAACAACAGCATTCTGGATATACCAATCAACCGCAGTTACACACGTCGCTGAACCAACGTCTACGTAGATATGATCCATATCATACACTTCAAACATACTGTTCATAATATCAGCAAGTTCAGTCGGGTCATCAACATTGTTATTGTCAGACAAAAAAGCAACATACTGTTCGTTTACCGAATCAAGTAATAATGAAAGTTCCGTAATAAAGTTTGCGTCGGGGTGTAAATTTGCCATACTTGTAGTATAGCTATTTTTGAAATTATGTCAAGCGGTTTTTCATAATATTATGGATTTGTCCGTCATATACACCATACATATCTGTTACCATCACCGTCTGTGCAGCATTATCCGCCTTCGCAAACATGCTACGGAATTCACTGGCAGAACGCATCAACTGTCCATTTACAGTAAAATCAATCGTAGGCACAACACGTATGTATCCCTGATTATTAAAAGTATCAAGCGTATCATCATTTACCCAAGGCTGGAAATAACTAGGCTTACCAGACTTAGTGGGTTTAAATTGAAAACGTGGATCAGATGCCATATCCTTCTCACCGATGAAAAATACAACAGAATCATATTGCGGATTAAAGTTCTGTAATATTTCAATAGGCATATAAGGCTGACGACATACCGCAATCTTATCAATAGGAATACCAGAACGCATCATCATTATTCGCTTGTGTTCCGATGTAAATGGCGATTTTATATCTAAACTACCAGACGTAGCAATATAACATTCACCGTATTTCTCTTTCGCAATATTATATACTGCTGCGTGTCCCAAATGAAATGGCTGAAAACGTCCCGGATAAATCGCAACAATACGCTTCGGCTTATCAACCGAACTCATTAGTTTGCGTAAATGCGAAACGTCACTCACGTCTTTTTCCAGTCTTTTGCTGCATCAAAATTCATTTTAGAAAAGCTCATACGATCAACTAATTTAATCGCCCCACCAGCGGCACCAATAGCAACAAACCCCTCGGGATTAACTACCTTGTAACCATCATCCGTCTTTACTAAACTTTTCATCGTATCAATCTTATTCAGTTTGTTTAATAACTGATTCTTTAAAACAATCAAATCCTTGTAAACCATTAACCCAGCAATAATACCCTTAAAATTACGCTTCATGTATTCCTTCTGTTCTTCAATCTTCTTCATACGATTCTGAACAGGCTTCGCATCAGGGTCTTGATTCTTTAATTTGCTAATCTCATGCATCAATCGTGCCGCATACCATTTAGTGAAACCTTCTGCAAAATCATGCGGATGTGCAACCTGATCATCACCCTTACGAATACGACTATTAACAAACGTCATAAGCAATGGACTATATTGACTCTTCAATGCATCAAACTTCGCAATCTTAATAGCACGTTTGGTAGCCGCTATATCACTGATAAGTTTATCGTTCTCCGCCTTGGTTAATGATGCAATGCCAGTCAAATCCTTGTAAGATGCATCATCATACCATACATCCGATACACTATTCAATCCCGAAATACTAGCACCAAATTCCGCCGTCATTTCACCAATGCTGTCGCCACTGTAACGTGTGTGAAATACAATACCAATCTTCGATCTACGCATAGTCTTCGCAACGTCGCTATTAATAGGAACAGCATACGTAATCGTATTAGGCTGAAACATAAGGTATTCTTCACCACCAAATGTCTTTGTCTCAAGATCATCTCGGGTATACATCATATCACCCTGTAACACACCAGTGATGCCTAACTTGGATAAATGCGTCAATGCTAACATAAGTTTGTTTGCTAACTCACCCTCGTAACCATACTTCTTTAAATCAGAACGTGACTTAATCAACTTGCCACCAGTCTTATTGAATACACTCTTCGTGCCAACAAAAAACTCACCGTCAGCAGGATCAATGCCACATATAATAGCTGGCGCACCATCCCACTTAACCGATATGCTTTCGTGCCTGTTACCACCCTGTGCTAATAGTTGACGAACGCTATCAATATAGTTTAATGCAATACGTGCACCAGCATTACCCTCGTGAAATACAATGTCTTCAACGTGATGAAGGTGCTGGTTCTTGCCTTCTTTATATTCTAATAGTAAATCATTTAATAACATTATAATGTATTTATCTTACCCATAGTTCTTACCATCCCATTCCCATTGCGATTTTTTTCCATAAAATCCAACACAGGCGTAGACTTGGTTTGGTCGCTTACATACTGAGTAAATCCCCCCATTTATTCTTTTATTATACTTACAGTTATCACAACCCCTTTGTGTTGGTTGTGTGCATCCCAAAATTCCTGCTTACTCATTTTGGTTTCCAATAACTACCAGACGAAGCACCAACAGGCTTTTTACTATCTTTAGCATCTTGGACACAATATATACAATTAAGCCAACTCTGCGTGGTATTACGTGTGTAATATAAACAGTTATTACAATCACGGTCAGATAATGGCACCGACCGCAAATCATTCCAAAATTCCTGCTTACTCATCACGTGCCTTCCACATAGGTAAACTACGTCCTTCATAGTTAACATACGCCGGATCAAATATTCCTTCATCGTCCTGACCAATAGCTTTAAGTATAGGACGAAATATAGTTTCATCGTCAGTGTCGTCATAATCAATTAACCAAATATTAGCACCATGCGCTATTAACCATTCAGGGGCTTCAGCCTTGTGCTTCAGAACCATTACCGCATCCGATATTCTTTATTATTCATCAGATATCCACTTACTGAAATTATCGCATGAGATACAATACTCACGACAATACTTGTTAGTTAATGTAGACATACCATACGAATGTATAACAGCACAGTTTTTACACTCACGTATAGGTGACTTCAATGCTTTCCAAAATTCTTCTTTGTCATTCATAACATAACCATATCATAACAATTACTATATGTCAAGGATTAGGATCAAAGTCCTACCGTTGCAACGATACGTTCTTCACTCACTTCGAATATAAGATAACATCTCATGTACCGTGAACATCTTAACAGGATCGCCGCAATCAGGGTAGGTTTGAAAAGTAACTTGGTTTCCATCAACCTCGGTAATCACACCATCCGTAATACACGCATCGCCGTCAATAAAGACTCGTGAAATACAGTGTCGAAATTTTCTTGGTTTCATATCAGACATCATTATTTTCCTTTTGATAATTTCTTCATATCCAGTATCTACAGGTTGGATTATATCTCCGGTTCAACAACCCACCCGCCTTCATACACACCATCCATTTCATTTTGTAGATATGTTTTATACCTGCCAATTCTTACTCTTTCTCCAACCTTGAACTTAGACATTACACTTGCCTTCCCAAATGTGATACACAACAGGAAAGCGGGGAACGCCATATGTTGTTCTGAAAACGAACAGTCGCTTCGCTACCGGGCACCACTTCTCTATGACGCTTCACACCCACATGCCACGACTTGTTGCCAAACCGGTCTATAGATTCTTTTTCAATCATGATTTCATCTTCCACCAAAACTGTTCTCTCGGATCAGTCAATACATCATACACAGTAACTTCTTTACCATGTAAATACCAAGACTTGTTGCCATTAGCAAACTCAATAGCTGGTCCATCTTCCCTATGTCGATTGTCATGATTATACCAAAACTTGTCGCCATTAGCAAACTCAATAGCAGGACCATCTTCCCTATGACGTTCGCCATTAATATACCATACCGTGTCGCCATTAGCAAACTCAATAGCTGGTCCGTCTTCCCTATGATATTCACCATTCAAAAACCAAAACTTGTTGCCAGCATCATCAGTCTTACATTCAATCATTCTCCCGACGCTCCCATTTAGGTAAACTGTAACCAGTATAACTAACATACGCAGAATCATAATCAACATCGCTATAAACATACATACAAGTCGTAATGTCATTGCGGAGAGATATAGGCTCAATACAAAACTTACCATTAAACCAACGACAGTTATCACAGGAACGCTCAATAACAGGCATAGTAGTCAATGACTTCCAAAACTCTTCCTTATCATCAGTCATACGTCAATACCCAATTGCTTCCTTCCCAGATAATACATCATATTCTTTATCATGTAAATACCAGTCATTGATGCCATTAACAATCAATAGCATAAGCCATTCAAATACCAAGCCTTATTGCCATATGAATCTGTCACACATACAACATCATCATTCATGATTCCATCTTCCATAGTAACACGTTCAATAGATGGCCCGTCAGTTCTATGACCATTGTAATTAGTATAACGTCCGTTTAGTTCTCTAAATAATTTAAAAAAGGCTTTCATTACGTCACGCCATTCCATTCCTAATACGCAAAACGATCAATTCAACGTGCATCAACCACGCCAACTGTACGATTAGTAGGACATTTCAGATTATGCCAAACCATCCCATTCCCAGTTGTCTGGATACAGAAATGATGAATAACCCTGATTGTTCGCATTTACGACAATATAAGTAGTCCGAACCGACAGTTAAAGCAACCTTTTTTATTAGGTTCACTTAATCTTTATTCCATGGTGTTGTCAATGTTTATTATTCCATTGCCATTTAGGCAGGATAACATTCGATGTGTCATTATTACTCCTGATGTGCCTATTCATTGTACACGCTTCACAAATATCACCAATATGGTCGTAATCCTCTGAAGTGCATTCCGAACCATCTTCATTCAGTTTAACTGATTTTATATCATATCGCCATTTACAGTTTTTACATGATTTCTCAGACGGTTCACGTAACGTTTTCCAAAACTTTTCTTTATCCGTCATTTCCATCCCATTCCCAAAACACTTCACCATACTCCCTCATACTTGCCGACGAAGTGCACGATTTGATTTTGCAATACACTGATTGATTGTATCCTCGACTGTTATTAGCACAGTTATGACTTAATGACTTCCAAAACTTTTCTTTATTCATTAATGTATACTAGCAGTTATTACTAATGTTGTCAATGTTTATTCCATTCCCAGTATACGTGTCGGGCGTTCATGACATTTACCACACGTAATACTATATCATTTGCCATTCCATTCCCAGTTGTCAACTGGTTCACGTAACTTATTCCAAAATACCATCTTCTTTATTCACATTTGCCATTCCATTCCCAGTTATCATCTGGATAAACAGGGTTATTCATCATTTTAGAATCTTTTTCATACATACTTTTTTGTATGGTTCTCTCATACCGACAATTGAAACACCCTTTTTTGATAGGTTCACGTAACTTATTCCAAAATACCATGTTCTTTGTCAGTCATTTTATTCCATTCCCAGTTATCATATGGATAAGCGGCTGGACCATCTTCTCTATGAAGTTGACCATTTTCTTTCCGCCAAGTTTTGTATCAGTTTCGTGTGACATAGAAGATATGATCCCCAATGATAGTAGAAACATTGAAACGTTTATTCCATCGTGGATTAACTGCTTTGGTATGATACCATAGTGCACCTTCTGTAAAGTCTGTATATTTATTGGCTAATATATCCCCTGCGATTTCCCAAGCTGTTCGCCACGCTTGTTGTTCATATACCCTATCGTGTTTACCATCTAGTGCCCAAGAGAACTGTGCCACTTTACGTTTTGTTTTAGCTGAACGTCTGATATCCCATACCACTTCTTCATATGTATTGGGGTATTTCTTTGAAAGGACACGATTACGTGTTACTAATGCCACTGCTACTTGTCCACGTAGGCTTTCGGAACGTGCTTCATGGTATATGTTACAAGCCAATGCGATACGTTCGCTACGTTCTTTACTACAGTCTAGTAGTGTTCCGTTTGCATCTTCCCATGGATATAGTTCGGGGAGGATTTCTACGTATACGGGTGATATGGGTGCGGGCACGAGGACCATTGGTTTTTCGGGGTATATGTGCAATAGTGTGCTACCTACGGCATATGCTGTTAGTAATGCTATTACACTGATTGTGTGTTTTTTCATCATCATGATTTAATATATCATATAATGTAGTAATGTCAAGATATTAGTTTCCACCAGAACTGTTCTTTTGGATCGGTGATTACGTCTTCCATAGTAACACGTTCGCCATACAACCGCCATTCGGTGTCATTTGCACGTACAACAGCTGGTCCATCTGTTCTATGTAGTTTATCATTCAAGTACCAACGTTTGGTGCCATTTGCATATTCGACGGCAGGGCCATCTGTTCTATGTAGTTTATCATTCAAATACCAAGATTTGGTGCCATCTTCATAAGTATGACATATCGGTTCAGTCATGTTTTCATCTTCCACCAGAACAGTTCTTTTGGATCGGTGATTACGTCTTCCATAGTAACACGTTCGCCATTCAAATACCAATACTTGTTGCCATTAGCAAACTCAATGGCAGGTCCATCTGTTCTATGACGTTTGCCATTCTTGAACCATTGTTTGTCGCCATTTGTAAATTCAATAGCAGGGCCATCTGTTCGATGATATTCACCATTCAAGTACCAAGCTTTGGTGCCATTTGATTCTTCAATAGCAGGTCCATCTGTTCTATGAAGTTTATCATTAAAGTACCAAGCTTTGGTGCCATTTGCATCGGTATGCATTCCATTTTTATTCATGATCTTAACTTCCACCAGAACAGTTCTTTTGGATCGGTGATTACGTCTTCCATAGTAACACGTTCGCCATTCAACCGCCATTCGGTGTTGTACGTGCAAATGACAGCAGGTCCATCTGTTCTATGACGTTTGCCATATTGATACCAATACATGTTGCCATTTACATTTTCGACAGCAGGTCCATCTTCTCTATGACGTTTGCCATGTAGATACCAATACATGTTGCCATATGATTCGATTGCTGGTCCATCTGTTCTATGACGTAAGCCATGTAGATACCAAGATTTGCTACCATTTGCATATTCAACAGCAGGTCCATCTTCTCTGTGAAGTTTATCATTCGTATACCAACGTTTGGTGCCATCTTCATAAGTATGACATATCGGTTCAGTCATGTTTTCATCTTCCACCAGAACAGTTCTTTTGGATCGGTGATTACGTCTTCCATAGTAACACGTTCGCCATTCAACCGCCATTCGGTGTCATTTGCACGTACAACGGCAGGTCCATCTGTTCTATGTAGTTTATCATTCAAATACCATTCTTTGGTGCCATTTGTATATTCAATGGCGGGTCCGTCATCCCTATGAACTTCGCCATTCTTAAACCACCACTTGCTACCATTTGATTCTTCAATGGCTGGTCCGTCTTCCCTATGCGATTCACCATTGAATAACCAATACTTGTCGCCATTTGCATATTCAACAGCTGGTCCATCTGTTCTATGTAGTTTGCCATGTAGATACCAATACTTGTCGCCATTTGCATAAGTATGACATATCGGTTCAGTCATGTTTTCATCTTCCACCACATTTTACACTCAATGTTATTGTACGTTCATTATGCTATATGGTATACATTGTGTCAAGCAATCTTTTTACTTGACTATGGATGAAAACGTGTTATACTGGTAGTGATACGTTTGATTTGAAAACGATTCTGTAGGCATCAGTCCATTCTAACACATATATGTTTTATGTCAAGGTAAAAGATTGCTTGACAGTATATGAAAACGTGTTATACTGGTAGTGATACGCCGTTTTTTTATTATTACTACGCAGGCATCAGTCCATTGTAACACACATAGAAACTTTGTCAAGCGTTTATTTCACGGTGATAGAATGATTATACGTCAGGCATCAAGCCCATTGTATCACATATATGGCAAGGGTTGACAGCATTGAGTATATGTGTTATAATACCACTGTTTTTATTATTGGTGGGTCGGGTATCACCACCATTATAACATGTTTTTATGCGTTATTATTACTATTAATCCATACGAAAGTCATTGTAACACATATACGCTTTATGTCAAGTGTTAATCAATGCGCTAGACGCAAGATTTTTATGTTTGGCTTCGATCATGATGTCAGCATATGGCAAGAATGATTCAGCCCATTGATTACACGCTGTATTCCACATCATATCACTGTGTGCACGTAGTTTATGTTTCTTGTATCCATCCTCAAGCAACGTAGGCATATCGGGCATAACATCGGTAGGATGGTCAATAAGGATATCCTCACGTGATAAGCTATAGTGGATGGTAGGACGCACACCACGCCAACTGTCAATGACACGTTTGAATCGGTCGTCGGTAGGCTGTATGTATTCGCCTTCACGGCACCAGTGATGATGTATGTCAAGGACAAGTGCTAGGTCATTAGCAAGGTCAAGTGAACTGTCAATACCCCACGCATTCTCATCATTCTCGATAGTGATACAGTTACGTGCTTCTGTAGACAAGCGTGGTAGAATGGCATCGATGCCATCGGGACCGTTGCGACCAGAGATATGCACGTTAATTTTGAAGTCCATGAAGTTTTCGCCATAACCCATCATACGTGCAATGTCAGCATGATATTCAAACTCACGAATAGAGTTTTCTACAATATCGGGGTTGTCACTGGCAAGCACGGTAAACTGACCGGGATGCATTGATAGTCGCACATCATTATCACGTGCAAGGTCGCCAGCCTGTTTGAGTCGTGATGAAACGTGATGTTTTACATCATTATTATAGAAGTATTTCCAATCAGGATGGGTATACATTGGTAGAACGTCACTGCCGATGCGCAACATACGCTGATTAGGCGGCAAGCTGGCTACATATTTGATAAGATTGATAACTGATTCACAGTTAAACTTGGCAAGTTCATATAATCGCTGTTCGGCTATATCAATGCATGATTGTGAAGCAAGCCAACGAGCAGTAGTGGTCTTGCCATTGAACGGTCGCTGAACGTCTTCCAGCAACTTCTTGGTGAGCGATTGGTCGGGATGCATATACTTACATGCAAAGCCGACACGCTGTATTGATTGGTCAAAATAATTCATAATAAGATTATACGCAAAACAACAATATTGTCAAGTGTTATTCTACGAATCGTTTATATCTCCAAAGGCGTTTTTCATCACTGTCTGCTGCCCAGCACCGCCGTTTCTTTCGAACTCCTGCTGTCGGGTGGTTACAGTTATCCCTAGCATTTGTATAGCGTATATTGGGATTATTATGAAATGCGAAATGCTTACAGTTAAGACAGTTTTTTCTTATGTCGGGTGGCATACGTAAACTATCCCAAAACGATTGTTTATCGTCATTCATGTTTCATTCTCCACCAAAATGCTTCCTGTTCAGTCAATACGTCTTCCATAGTAACTTGTATGCCATTCAAACACCAGCCATTGGTGCCATCTACACGTACAACGGCAGGTCCATCTGTTCTATGTAGTTTGCCATTAATATACCAATGTTTGCTACCAGTTGGATATTCGATTGCTGGTCCATCTGTTCTATGACGTTTGCCATTAATATACCAAAACTTGGCACCAGTTGGATATTCAGTCATGTTTCAATGTCCACCAGAACTGTTCTTTTGGATCAGTGATTACGTCTTCCATATGAACGGAGAAACCATTCAAATACCAATACTTGTCGCCATTTGCCGCTTCGACGGCAGGTCCGTCTGTTCTATGACGTTCACCATTCAAATACCAATACATGTTGCCATATTCTTCAATGGCTGGTCCATCTTCTCTATGTCGTTCGTCATTCAAATACCAAGCTTTGGTGCCATTTGCATCTTCAACAGCAGGACCATCTACTCGATGTCGTTCGCCATTCAAGTACCAATATTTGTCGCCATGTGCAAATTCAATGGCAGGTCCATCTTCTCTATGTAGTTTACCATTAAAGTACCAAAACTTGTCGCCATTTGAATTTACAATGGCAGGGCCATCAGTTCTATGACGTAAGCCATTAATATACCAATACTTGTCGCCATTTGCATATTCAATAGCTGGTCCGTCTGTTCTATGACGTTCACCATTCAAATACCAATACTTGTCGCCATTTGCATATTCAATAGCTGGTCCGTCTGTTCTATGACGTTCACCATTCAAATACCAATATTTGCTACCATTTGCATCAAATCTTGGTTCAGTCATGTTTCAATGTCCACCAAAATGCTTCCATCGGTTCTATGCAGTTTACCGTCCATAGTCCAACGTGCCGTGCCCAATCATTAATTTCCATTTCGCATGTCATATAGTTACTCTACACCATAATGCATCGTATGTCAATAGGCTACTATATCACACACTATTACGTCAGGCATCAAGCCCATTGTATCATATATATGGAATCTGTCAAGGGGTTATTATTACTATTAATCGATACGAAAGGCATCAGGCCCATTGTATCATATATATGGACGCTGTCAAGGAATATTACTATTAAATGATTAATAAATGGTGGGAGGGGTGTGTGTGGTAGCAACCATATGAGATGGCTACTCCACGGCGCTTAAAATCCATTCTAGACTATATTTAATGCTTGACATATGGTGTGTATATGATATACTGGTATGATGCTTGAATTATGGATTTCAGAAGTTGGGTATCACTACCAGTATAACACGTTTTCAAGTACCCGAATGCCGTGTCTGCTGGGATAAAGAACAGCATGGCATAGAAAGTCTTAGACACATCTACAACCAACAATTTCTTAATGATAAAATAATTCCGGATAGATTGGTTAAGAAGGCTGCTGTAATGAATAAGATTGTTCATGCTGATATTAAAATTGGCAATACATGCAAAGTTGCATGTGCAATGTGCCATCCATGGCCACCACTGTTATAGTAATCATCAATACGAGTCTTGGGATCATGGAAGTAATCTGTTCCCATGTCTCTGGTTAAACTAATTTGGACTGCGTCTTTAATTAGTTTCTCAACTGGATCATACTCGCCTTTCTCTAACATGTCTGCACTCTTAAGGATTGCACGTTCTAGTTCTTGTCGTTTTGTAAACCCTTCAAACTCTGCCATAAACCAATCGTTATGTCCATCCAGCATATCGGGGATAGGCTTTAACTCAACTCCAACGCTTGCCTTAACCATTTCATATGTAGGCAGTGTAGCATGCTTTGTGCTATGCTCTGCGATAAATGTTGCTGTGTCTTTAAGACTTCTATCAAAGTTTTCTGGATTAAAGATGTTTTGCACTCTGACATAGTTCTGTGCATCCTGCATCATCATTTCTAAGAATAGTTTTTGTAAATCCGGGGTGTATTCTTTACTCATAATATTCCTTTAACTCTTTACTGTTGGGAAAAGTGTTTAAAGCATAGCATTTAAGTTCAATTCCTTTTTGACTCAAGTGCCATTGTATCATCGCTTCATGTACTACGTCTTCACTTTCAATAATAGAAAATTTGCCTTCTCTATAGTTTATATAATTTTTCCAATCTTTCCAAATTTTATTTTGTCCCTGATGCCAAACATCGCACATTTTGTTAAACTTAATAATATCTGTAATATCACACTGTACACTTTTTATTACTAATAACATTACTTCTTTTAAGTTTTTAAAAATATCCATGGTGTCAATACAGACAAATCCCAGTTGCTCTGCTCGATCCCACTGCTCTTTCATTTGTGGAATCCACCACTCAAGCAATTGTAAACTAATGGCTTCTCGTTTTTCCCATTTTTCAAGTGCATCTATATTATTGTTCCAAGCAGCTAAGTCCAACCCCTCTATTGCTCGGGTAGAATATTTTGGAATTTTTTGCTGAGTAATCTTTGCAAACTCAGCTGAGTCATCAGTCTTGGGACCTAAATAAAATTTTATACCATGTTCTTTATTAATATATTCAATTACCTCTATGCCTTTCATGTCCGGCATTGGAACAATAGGAGTAAAAATATTATCATCTGATTCAATATATTTCTTTTTAATTAACGCTTCCTTAGTTACTGGATGCCATTGTTTCTTAAAACCATGTGATGTAACTATGTCGTTGCCGGGTACAAAACTTAACCAAATATTCATTGACATTTCCCACAATTAAATAAGCAATAGTCTGGTTTACTAGTCTGTATTGTAGCATAAAAATTATTAAAATAAGATATCTGATTACTTAGTTTACTAGTTTTAATATTATGGTCCTCTTTATTTTTACGCCATTGACTCTTATAATGAAAGTTATAGTGTTTGCTATAACAGCATGGTGAATAGTAGCCGTCACTGCTAATAAAATGCATCATGTCATCTTTACATTTAGGATCGATCTATAACAAAATCTCTATTAGGAGTAGTTTCAAATTTTCTTTGTACAATATCCCTTGGGTGTCATTGCATCTATTGGTAAGTGTAGCAACACCACCAATAGTTAAGGCGTCAATAATACCCTCACATACTATACTAAACTTTCCTCCTTGGGATTTGCCTGTCTATTCCGTAAACGTAGTTGCTCTCGTAATTATTAAAGTATTTAGGCTTAGTCTCGTTATCTGCGGCTCTTGCTGTTGATCCTATAACACGGCCCTGCCAAGTACAGGGAATAATAATACGCTTATACATTCTAGCAGGTTTAGTGTCGCTCCACAATAACTCATTTACTGGCATCTTACGCTGTTGTGCATATTCCAGTAACTCTGCTGGGCCTTGTGTTAATGGCACACAATCTTGAGGTAGTTCACGCTCTGGAAACTCAATAGTAAACTCAGGTTCATCTATCTCCTCTTCAAGCACCACAGTATCTTTAATGCGCAGCGCTTCAACTACTACACGTTTTCATTTTAAGTCAAGCATAAACGATACGAAGAAGTTTCAAAGAAGGTATGTGACGACATCACGTGGGTTAAAACGCTTTATATCCAATAATCGGGGCGCGCTGCACGGTTAATATCTTCGGGCGAAACCCATTGTAAACAAAATATACCGGCATCTTCTTCTTTTTCGAAATAGAATGAAAACGCCGTACCGCTAGAGTGTTTAGCAATCACGTCGCCTTTACAGTTATGATGAATCCATAACCGAAGCTGGTGCGCTGACCGTCCTGACTCATGTGTTATTCCACCGACCATAGTGTATCCATCGGTATTATAGAACATTTGAAATATAGTGTCATTTGAAATATAGTTGAATGTCATTTTATTACTCGAACGATTTCCATATCGATGTTATAATCATCACTGGCAAAGTCCAAGTAGTCTTGGTATGATTTACCTACCCATGCAGGAAGTTCATCTTCCATCTTATGCCAGCGTGGACCTTTCCATTCATCGCATTTGTATGTGGTATCCCATCCGCCGTCTTGTGAATACATGGGTGATTCTTGCACGTCACGGACATAATCATCACTATTCAAAATAACATCGGCTGTTAATACTAATAGTGTACAGCCGGTAAGGGTATAGTTTATACCATCTTTTGAATGCGGTGTCATTGTATTGCCTATTTGAAATGCGTTAAAAACTGTGATTTTGGGGATTTGGTAGAATCAGGGGTGAACGATACTGTTACCGGGTCACCCCTGTTTCTAAATTATTCGATTTTTATCTACTATGTGAGTAGTTTATCTAGCCAGCACCTCTTTGAGTAGAACGCAATGTCTAAACTATTGACTGTAGGGATCAGCCACTATACTATATTTATCATGTAATACTATACACGTTTATACTCTAGTATTTATATCAAGTCTGAGATTACGACTTGTAGTAGGTGTCTTTGGGCCGTACCGAACGATATCCCTATCGTTGTTAATCCTTTATCCACTAAGTGCCTTGCGGCTTACCTAGTATCACCTAATGCTGCCTTGATTAAAGTGGTGGCGTTTCCACTGTCGCATTACACTACTCGTCCATCTATCTTCCGCCTGTCTTGCGAACAGTTCAACTTTGCTAAAAGTTTACGTCTTCTTTTCGAACAATCACTCGCAGCCTTGGGAGCTTTGAGCAAACTACATTCACTTACGTGTGTAGTATTAAGCACCTTTAGTGCAATACCGGGACAGACTTTCCATTTGACAATGTTGGAATTGAACCAACGTTCGTCTGCTATGAAGGCAGATGTCTAACCATTCGACATATTGTAAATCACCATGATGTGCTGTCCCTGTTGCGTCATAACCTTTTGGGTTACAATATACAACACACCACCTGTTTTTCGGCTTGCGACCTAATAAACGTTTCTTCTGGTTTATGTCCCTCTTCAAAGAACGAGGTCCATCCACCGTTGAAATACCAACCGCCCTTCTACGCTAATAGTCGGACTACTTTGATTACCTGTTAGTCAATCTTCGCTGAATAGGTTTGCATGTTATGGCGATGTTGCTGCATCTTTTGTCCTCATCGTTGACCAAGACCATTTTATCCTTTCGGACCATACCCCTATCTTACCGTGTAACCCCTACCTTTCGATAGAAGTCCCGTCGCCGGGAGACTCAGGCTTGTTTAGATGGACCATTACTGGCGATGCTATGTGATATATACATCTTTGGGTACGTTACCGCACTTATCCTTAATGGACGCTAAACCGCCCATTAACTCTATTCTATTTTCAATCAGCGTTGCTACACTGTCTGTAGCGGCTTACTTATTCAATATAACCATTATACTATAACTAAATGGCTTTGTCAATAACTATTTTCAAAAAACTTATTATATAAGTGCTTTGAAAATGGACCGATGGCTGCGCCTTACATACGCTATCGGTCCCTAGCACATGGGTCTTAAAGTAGACCACACCGTTGATTCTTATCGACCCTCAACGAACCCGTCCAAAATTAAAGTATTTGAAAAACTGCATCAGCTTTGTTTTGCCTCGGAATATCAGGGGTTCTTTATTTGATTTAACCATTATACTATATTGTTATGGCATTGTCAATCTAAAATTTTAAAGAATGTTTTAGGTGGAAAAAAACTGTGCTACTTCACAGGAAAGCGAGCTGGTCTAAAACTATGGAACAACTAAACATAGGAGAGACTTACGCTCGCGCCTAAAACATTCTTTAAACTTTCAGTCTGTCAACAACTATCATCATTTGATTTCTTCCTTAAATACGCACAAAGCAACGACACTAGATTCATTTTCATTGCCAGAGCCGACTTCAATGCGCATTTCCTTAATTGATTGCGAACATACTTCATAGCTGGGCATCGTCGCATGCGGATTCGAACCGCTTCAAGGGGTTAACCTCTTATCTCCACGCCCTTCCCGGAAAGGGTCAGTCAATTCTTTATCCAAAAAACATAAAAAAGAATGCAGCACCAACACCACTACAAACAGCAATCATCAGTACGACGGTCTTAATATCTTCTCGGTCAATTTTCATCTAAGCTTCTCCAATACATTCACAGCTAATGTCTTTTAGCCAATAATAATCAGCGTCCATTGCCTGATTGGTTGCATCATGTTCATCTTCTGCGATGTTATGATTCGGATATTGCTTTGAACGCCATTTTTGTTAACTCGGTATACAGGTTTAGATTTTCTTTAATCATGTATTCCTGTGTTGGGGATTTGGCGTGTTGAAGTTGGTGTTCATATAGTTTGGCTTCATGGCGTAGGTATTTCCATAATGATACCATAGCATCCATTGACGGTTCTTTATTCATTGACTTAATGTATGCGTAGTATGTTGGATTACGATTAAGATAAGTCTTACTGAATTGCTTATCGGATAGTCCAATGTTTTCTATACGCAGACGATGTAATATTTCGTTAAGGATATCGATCATATTGTATTATACTATATGTGATAGGTTAAGTCAAGATATTAATATGTTATTATCAACTATAAATTATTCGATAAAGTAACTTTGAAAGACTTTGTTACATAAGAGGTATACAAGAATATCAAACGATAATCTACTAGATAATGGAAGATTTATTTAATACCTTTTAAAGTGCTAGGTGATTCTGTTTCCAAGTTCACCTAGCGAAACTCATTTCCTACGAAGCAGGGCGAAAACCGTTAGGTTCAGGCTGCTACCGCCATAGGAACAAAATTGTCGTTAGACGCTTTTGCAATTGTTGTGTCGTTACGTTAACCCAGTTTCCACGGGACAATCTCGGTATCGTTTTTACTGCATCAGTCGAACCTGTTTCACTCCCATCATAAGGACACCATATAATATCCTTATGGTGGAAGTGGTGGGTACTGCCCCCACGTATCTGAACTGCCTATTATACTAGCCTCAAACGATTGTATTCTTATTTAGTGTGTCATCTTATTGTTACCATGTGTATTATACCACTATATAACAGGAAAGTCAATTGTTTTATAATAAATAAGTATCTATTGATAAATGCGTCAATAGTTATTATGGATTTCTTCTAATACTACAATATTGACGGCGATGGGTGGAACTTTCACAGTGATATCGGGCAGGATATAACGGTGGTAGCGCACTTCGGAAGTATACCAGCATGATCCTGATGGGACGTTATTCGGGATTTTAACGAATAGGTCGGCGTGTTGTGCAACCCCTGCTGGCCACACGGTGTTTGGACTTGGGCGTGTCACTAGGTTAGAATATAAGTTTCCATCGCTACACATAAGGCTTTGGTCTATTACAGTAAGACGGGGTGTTGTATATGCGGTATAAGTGAAATCTAGTTTGGCATATTCACCGGGGCGTGTTGGTCCATCGATATGTGTTGCACTAACATCACGTATGGGTGCTTTAATATCCATCCAGAATAGTGTTCCCAAAATAGAACAGGATGTCAATACGAATAGCAAGAATCCTACTGCAAAAATATGTGATGGGTCTTTGATATCTACGTCATTGCACTCATTTTTGATATGTGCCACTAAGTTCATTGTATTTTCCTTTTATGATATATTTACGATAACTGAGGCTACGATGGCTGTTACTACGGATATGAGAATGATACCAGCAAATCCATACGCAAGGATTTTGACTGGTGTGTGTTCATGTTTAGTGATGAAGTCATGGCTCATACTTTTTTCGATGCTGGTTAAACGGCGTTCTAATTCAATAGTGCGTTCATCGATACGACCAAGCAACTCACGTATGTCGTTGTTTTCTCGTCTGTCAAAGCTCTGTCGTTCTTCTGTTTTCATAATCTTTGCCCAATGCCTGTATACGTTTATTTACTATATATTAGTAAAGATTATGGATGTATATATTATGTAAGAAAGTCTTCGTCGGTAAATCCAGCAACATTTTGTGTATCATTAAATTCGTTGATAGGTTCAAGATCATCATTTAGTTGACCTGCATAACCTATACCGTATTCGGCGAACTGCGCAAGATTTTGTCCTTCACGCAAACCAAGTTTAAGGAAGTCGCCTGTTTGTGTAGGTGCGGCGGATTTTGCTAGGAATTCTGCACGGTTGCTACCATCTTGTCCATACGTTGGTAGTTGCCTTGCGAAGCTTAACATGGTTGCTTTATTGCCGGGTGACACCAGCGAGGTATCGATATCGGATATAGCAATGTTTTCTAGTTCGGTATTCAATTTATCTGCGGTGCCTATCCAGTTATTGCGTGAGGTGTCTATTAAATTTTGAACCGTTGGTGAACTATTGTTACCTATGATTGTGAATTCGTCTGTGATTTGAGTTTGTTTGGCGCTTGCCCAATCGTCCAATGTAGCGAAGATACCGATCAGTGGATCATTGATTGTTCCTGCGGATACATCTGTATATGCTCCACCAAGACCTGCGCTTAGTTGACCATATAATGATTGAACGTCTGCGGTTACGCCAAGGTCTGATAGTTGGTCGATTGCCTGTTTATATGACGGTATGTAATCTTCGATGCCATATCCTGCGGCGATACCCATAACGTCACGCATTAACACTGATCCGTCTGGACCAGTGCCGTTACCAAAGACGCCTGAAATATTACTAAAGTATTCAGGTGATAGTAGGTCGGTTTGTCCGAGAATATTGGTTAAGTCGCTTCCGCCTGCCATGCCGCCCATCATATCCCCTAGATCACCAAGACTGGCCAATGAGCCTGTATCAATGCTACCTAGTTTTGTTCCGAGGTCAGCGAAGCTACTGAATGATTTACCAATATTGTTATCGAGAACTTTTGTTACATCGGTCAGCTGACCTAGATTATTAAGATTGATTCCTGATCCCATCACTTCTTGGATGTCGGCAAGGTCGGTGATATTAGTAATACCGTTCATTACTTCTTGTATTTTTCCTTGGTATAGTGGGTTAGAAAGATCATCTAGTGGAATCCCCAACCCTTCAAGTTTGGTTGCTATGTTACCGATATCACCCAGTCCTTCACTTAATAGTTGCGATGCGATTTGTCCGGGCTGCATTAGATTGGCGAAGTTCGATACGTCACCAAATTTACCGAGACTTGCGAAACCTGCACCAAGATCGGGGAAGGATGCTCCGAGTCCATCTGTAAGGCTACCGATACCATTTGTTAATAGTTCATCGAAGTTACCAATGGAATCTCCTAGAAACCCACCATCGGTAAAGTCTTTAGTAAGTCCTGTAATACCACCGAAGTCTGTGTTTAAGGCACGAGTAATTGTTGGCATAATATCTATACTTGATCCACTGAATGATTGAACTTGATTAAAAATCTGAAGCCCAGCGCTAATATCCACTGGCATGAATTCGGATGCATGGGCGGTGATTGAAGTAATCAGACTTGAAGAATCGGTTACTTTGGATGCTAGATCACCCAGACCACTGGGTACGGCTGCGGTTAATGCTGCTGCGATACCAGACCCACCAGCTGCACTAGTTATGGCACCCAATGTTCCACTTGATATGGCTGTTAATGGGTCTAATCCTGTATCGCCTACTGCACCACTTGCGGCACTCATTGCCGCCTGTGCAACGATGGCGGTTGGTCCATTTGCTGCTACTGCCATAATAGTAGGGGCAACACTAGCAATACCGGGGATTCCCCCAAGCATTCCGCCGAACATACCAAATCCGCCAGATGTCATTCCTGCAATTTTACATGCCATAATCTTATCCTATAATAACGTTCGAACTACCAGTAGCTCTAGAATGACCACAGGTATCTACATCACCTACACGTATTACGGGAATACCTTCAACTAACACTTTGGTACTACCTTTGCCTGTACGTGCACTACAATGAATAGGCACATCAGGACAAGGGGCGTGTGGGGATACCGGAACACCGGTATAGCACAACGGGCGACCATTCACGGTCACCTTTGTTGAACCTTGCATTGTTGCTCCGCCGCCACCATTAATATCGCCTAGTCTAACTGCCTGTGATGCCATGTAGTTCGTTCACTCCTGCTACTTGAATACCGGATGTGCTTTTGATGTAACTATTCTTAATATCGTCACGTGGAGTAGTTAGCATAGCGACAGCGGTTTTCATAATCTCTACACTCTTATTTATGTCCATACAAAACACACTTGGTTGCATATCCAAGATAGGTTCGCCTTTATCATTTTGAACTAGACCGATTGTGGCTGGTTTTTTTACGACATATTTTGTATCGCCTTCTACTTCTAGTTTGCCGATAATTTCTTCGCCGTTAGTCATTCTAAAGACGAAGATATCGCCTTCTTTTTTACTTTGAACTAACATTGATATATTCCTTTTTGATGATGTTTCTACTGTTATTTATAGATAAATAAATATGATTAAATATTTTGGATAAATACTAAGGTATGAGTACAATAAAAGATTTTGGGGATAAGCATGTTGCCGTTAGTTCTCTTGAGACAAAACTTCACGCAACAAGAAAAGACCCCCGTATAGTTTCAGTGAACTGGTTTTTAGGCAAGAGATGCAACTACGATTGCTCTTACTGTGCATCGTTCTTTCACGACAACTATAGTCCGCATATTAAGTTAGAAGATGCCAAGTCTTTCATCGAAAGTCTGCGCGATGAAGTAAAAACCCAAAACAAAATGATAAAGTTTGCAATCACCGGAGGCGAACCATTCATTCATCCACACTTCTATGAAATAGCAGAGTTCATAAAGTTACAGGGTAACTGTATACAACTTAGCGTCACTACAAACGGATCACTACCCTTAGAATATTACCTACGATGTATTGAACACATTGACACCATCACCGTTAGTTTACATATGGAAAAATCAAACACTATTATAGATAACACAATAGCCAAAATCATAGCATTATCGAACAACGATATATTCCTCAATGTAAACCTTATGGCATTGCCGGGAAAGTTTGATAAAATAAAAGAAATCATTGATGTGTTTCATAAGCACAATATAAAGTTCGTGTTACGGAAAATAATCCCACCATATGAAGACAAGGACGCCATCGTAACCAAGAAGACTCTGACCGTTCCTATAGCAGAGTTGGAAAAAGACTTTGATAAAGTGAAGTTCGACAAGAAGCAATATGCCATTGAAACGACCAGTGATAGATATCTTGAATATTACTCAAAGGATGAGTTGGCATTTCTAGATGCATTTGTTCATAACAGTTGGTGCAACATCAAGTTACATACCGAAGATGATACATTAGAATGCAATACAGATGACCTCATATTACAAGATGCAAACAACTGGCAAAACTGGAAGTGTTATATCGGGATTGACTCATTGTATATTCAACACAACGGGTCAGTTTTTAGAGGAACTTGTATGCAGGGTGGATCAATAGGAAAAATAGGTTCTCCTATTGATTGGCCAAGAGAACCTATTGTTTGTCCTATTTCAAAATGCGGATGCAATGCCGACATGGTAATCAGGAAAGTAAAAGACGACAGATATACTGGGTTGATTAACTAAAGGTAACACCCAAAAAGATAATACCACATAGAATAACGAATATAGCCAAGGCAGACTTCCACCCACATGCATGAGCAAATACATGAATTCCTTCAATGAATAATACTATCATCTCACCCATAGTCTTTTATTTCCTGTTCAGTCATTTTCTGTAGACCATTATTACCACCGTGTACAGCCTTGCCATTAATATAAATCTGCGGAACTGTGCGATGACCTTCTTCTTTTAGAAACTCGCGAGTTCCCGGCGTCATCTCAATGTCAATCTCCAAAAATGGCAGATTGATTTCCGTTAGTTTTTTCTTTGCCTGAATACAGTGCGGACAATCGTTTTTTGTATATAGTTTAATCATTATGTTCTCCTGCTATGTAGATTTATAAATCAAAGTCCTTGAATGTATCGCCGTCTACGTCTTGAACAGTTCCGCCCAAAATATATGATGACACCTGTACTTCTTGAGGAGCCACTTGAACTTCGCTTCCGCTAATCCATTTTTGCGTCCAAGGTAATGGATTGGCTTGTGGAACTTTATACGGGCTTGGTAGTTTAATTGACTGCAATCGTTTATGTGCAACCCATTCTACGTATTGGTTTAGTAGTTCTTCGTTCAATCCAATCATTGAGCCATCCTTAAACAGATATTTGGCCCATGCTTTTTCCTGATCAACAACGTCAGTAAATAGGTTAAGACATTCTTCTTGTGTCTCTTCTGCAATCTTTGCGAAATCGGGGTCGTCGGTGGGTAGATATTTGATCAAGTTCTGCGTAGCTGCCAAATGAACATTCTCGTCGCGGCAAATAAGTTTGATTATTTTAGCGTTGCCTTCCATCTTTTTTAGTTCAGCGAATGCCCATGCACATGCAAAACTCACATAGAAACGAACACCTTCCAATGCATTGACGCTATTGATAGCCATCCAAATATGCTTCTTTAGTTGATAGTCCGACATCGTACGTTTATCATTGCGCCATTTATGTGTAGCATCAATCAACTCGTCGTAATATTTTGCGATTGACTTGGCACATTCCATGACTTCGGTGTTGTCATTGACGGCATCGAATACTTTACTCGGGTTTGCATACACATTGCGGATGATATAGGTATATGATCGTGAATGGATAGTTTCGTTGAATGACCATGTTTCAATGAATGCTTCCAACTCCGGTAAGGTAGCCAATGGCAAGAACGCAAGATTAGGTGATCGCCCCTGAACACTATCGAGGATGATTTGACGTTTCAGGTTGCTGGTGAAAATATGCTGTTCATATTCGCTCAACTCTTTGAAGTCTTTTGCATCGCGCATAATGTCAACTTCTTGTGGCGTCCAGAAGAATCCAATCATCTTCTCGGTAAGTTTTTCAAAGGCGGGATACTTTACTGTCTCGTATCTCTGCATCCCCATTGCCTCGTCTAAGAATAACTTCTTGTTTGTGTGGTCTGTGTGTTTCGTATTAAATACTGTCATTGTTTTCTCCAAATATCGATTTCGGGTTGCATCATAGGTCTAACTCATCAATGCGTAAATTATAGCAATCAGATTTTACAGTGAAGTTATTTGAGGGATCAACCTCTCCCCGCGTAAGCATCGTTGCTTCTTCAAAATATTTCATCTTATCTTTAAATCCAAGTATCCAAGCCGTTGACAAATCCTTACTGACACGAGTGAATGCATAAACGTCACATTTCTGCGTAGTATTTAACTTAGCCACACTACATTCATAATATGGTTTAGGTGCCACGGTTGTTCTTTTTGTCTTTACATCAATTGTAATATCCTCGAAAACAATATCATAATCATAAGTATTACGTATCGCTGCCCCCTCGCCCAAAAAGTCAGCGACAATACGCTCACCAATGAATCCGGCAATGTTACCTGCGCCACCAGTTATACTGTTGTTGAGCCTTCCCATTTCTGCCGATTTTTCGGTAGCTTCGTGTACGATATCACTCGTCAGTTTAACCTCGATCATTTCGTTACTTCCTCGTATAGTTTCGGCATTACATCTTTCATCTTTAATGACGAATCTTGCTCATACCATTCTATGTATCTAGTGAACTTCGCTTTGAGTTCGGGTTTGTATTTATGCGTTAGGTATTCATCAATTCGTTTATCAGATTCATTTTCGATATAGCCAGCTGAATTGTTAAAATCAAGTTCTTTTATATTATCTCGTATAGTATTGACATAATCGATACCAAGCGCATCTAGCGTTAAATATGACGGATGATCAGTTAATGAAAATCCAACTGTCAACTTGTTACTGTGTGTCCATTTGATAAACTTATCCATATGTTCCAATGATAATGCCTGTATAGTATTGACAATGCCCACATGATGTTTTTCTATGTTATGCTGGCAGTAATCCCTGAACATCAATATATTATTTTCTACTTCTGGCCAGTGACTACCCTTTCTAATATAATCCTGCGCATCACCTATTCCTTCGAGGCTTACGCTAACACTTATATACTTGAACTTATCAAGCCGCTTCATTATGGGGATGAAATCAACACTCCCATTACTGACAAAATGTAATCGCACTTTAGATGCCTTGTCTGCCGGAACATTATCTAAAATAGTAAGTAACTTGGTATCAATAAACGGTTCACCACCCAATAGTTTTATGCTTTTTATTTCTTTACTCAATGCATATAACAGAGTGCGATATTCATTGACCATAAATGTATTCTTAGTTCTTTCGAAGTAGTCAGGCTCATCAGCCAGCACCTCTTGAACAAATTCATTACTCTTATCTTTGGCCCATCGGTTATAAATCTGGGTGCTGTCGGCTGGGTTGCACATCGCACAACTGAAATTACAAAGATTATTGGTTTTTATATCGGCATGCATCAACACATTGTCGTGCTTTAATGCATTTTTGACCCACGAGTTATTGATGTCATCCTCTTTGATAAATGTTTGATGATAGATATTTCGTAGGCTTAGTAACCCTGCTTCTTCTTTCTTCCAACAGTTATTACATTCAGATATTTTATTTCCTGCCTCAAGGTTGTCATTCATGTACTTGAAGTATTCGCTGTTTTGCCAATCTGCGATAGCATAATAATCTTTCTCGCCAGTGAAGTCAGATGCTTTCTTGTCGACATGACAACATGGCACAATATCATTTTGCATTCCTGAACGTATAGCAAATCGTGACGCAAAACAAAATGTCTTATTATTAGCCATTTTTGCTCATAGCATACATGCATCGCAATCTTCTGGGTCTTCTAACTCAGATAATGTATCAACTTCATCTTTTTTATCAAATGCATTTTCATCATATTCGCCTTGGCCATCATTGGTATTGAAGTAATAAAGCGTCTTAATTCCCCACTTGTATGCCATAAGCAAATGTTTCAATAACTCACTCATCGGAATCTTTTCATCTTCGTAGAAGGCTGGATTGTAACTCGTGTTCGTTGAAATAGATTGGTCAATGTATTTCTGTAGCACTGCCATAATCTTTAGATAGCCTTCTGGTGATTTTTGATCCCATAATAGTTCATACTTATTCTTTAGGCGTGGATACCCCGGCACAACTTGTTTCAACACACCATCCTTAGATTGTTTGACTGATACATACGAGCGCGGCGGTTCAATGCCGTTTGTGCTGTTGCTGATTTGCGATGAAGTCTCCGATGGCATAAGGGCCATTAATGTGGCATTACGAATGCCAGTATCTTTTAGTTGCTCGCGAAGTGCTTGCCACGGCATACGTTCAACATGCGGGACCAACTCATCAACCGTCTTCTTGTATGTGTCAATGGGCAGGATACCATCACTGTATCGGGTGTTTGCATTTAGTTTACATGCACCTTTTTCGGCAGCAAGGTCTGCGCTTGCTTTGATAAGATA